CAGCACCACTGTCACCTGTCGCAGATGCAGCACCACTGTCACCTGTCGCAGATGCAGCACCACTGTCACCTGTCGCAGATGCAGCACCCCTGTAACCTGTCGCAGATGCAGCACCCCTGTAACCTGTCGCAGATGCAGCACCACTGGAACCTGTCACAGATGCAGCACCCCTGTCACCTGTCGCAGATGCAGCACCACCGTAACCTGTCGCAGATGCAGCACCACTGGAAGCGTCATTATGTGCTGGCGCGTTTTTTGTCCATTTGGCGCGGTCGAATGTGAATTTTATCGCAGCCTCCACCAATGATTTAAAATTTAACTCCACGCCAATTTTTATTTTTGAGCAACACGCTTTTGTATTATTGTTTTCGCGATCTGTTTCGCCGCTTCCCTCAACCATAGCAAAACGATTAGATGCGGGAGGATAATAGTTAAATACATCCAGCGGATGTTCGCAAAAGTGAAAGCCAGTATTACAGATTTTTACTTTTTCATCTGTGGTGTACTCTTTGCCCAATTCATATTGAAAGCCCCTGCATTTGAGATTTTGGTCAAAGCCTTTAAAGCCATGGATGATTACGGGCTTTCCCAACACGTCTACAAATAGTTGTGGCCATGAAATGTTTGATGGGTTAAGTTCGTAAATTTGTTTAAAAAGCGGTGCTATTTCTTCAACATTGAAACCGGCTATACCGCAGCCTATTTCAGTTAGCAAAAAATGCTTTTTTGGCAATAATTGTAGTGACGATTGTAAAAGCGCAACACTTTCTTTTATTGCCTCCAACGGCAATTTATTGAAATTTGCGTCTAATGTCGGGATAGCAAATGAACTGCCCTGAATGCCCAGGCTGTTGCCCATTTGCGCGCCAAAGTTATCGAGGGCGTATTTTGCGGCACCGCCCGCGTGGTTTCCCGCCATGTTTGAGCCAAATATAAAAACTTCGTTTTTCTTTAGCTTTGTGATGTTGTCAGGTGTAATTTTTGTTTTTTCCATGATTTCTTAACGTTTTTTACCGCCAAAGCCCGCAATTTATTTCAGTTGCAGGCGATGGGGTTTTAAAATATTGTCTTTCGGTTTTTAATGCTGATAAATAGCATCCAGGCTATTACCCCACCTTGTGCGGTAAGCCCCACTAATGTGATAATGTTCATTTTCTGACTACGTTAATGCTCCGCGGACGGGGCTTGTTGATGATTTGGTTCATAATGTTGATTTTTGATTCCTGTTATTGGTTGTTGATGTTGTTTAAAATGTAATTGCCCCATTGGCTTGCAATGGCTTTAGCTATACCGGGGTAAGTTTTTGACCTCTTTTCTGCCCTGTCAGCCGATGGGCCTAATTTGATCTTTTGTTATTTTTTCGGTGTTCATATCTTAATGATTTGTCATTGCTGCCTCTGAATAGGTTTCGCTTAAAATGCACTGTATCGCTTCGCTCATACTCACATTGTCGCCCTCGCCTAATATCATTTCTGTGAGTTGTTTACTGCTGTAATAGCTATACAATTGCCTGACTGTATCAAAGATAACAGTAGGGTTGTACACTTCGCCTCTTGCGCCCAATTCATAGGCTACAAGGCTTCTAAGTTCTGATTGTCTGTGTGTCATAATTATTAAGTGAGGTTAATAAGGCAAACACCATGTTTACCCACCCTTAAAGCCCGAACCTACCAATTAAGGCAAGTGTCGGGCTAAGCTCGTGAGGTCAGCGCCTCACCGCCTGGTCACAAGGTCGTTGTTAAACTAATAAATTCTTTTTCGTACTCCGCCAGTGTTCTTTTAGTTGCATTATCCTTAGGCGAAGCAAGCTTATGCGCGCAACAATTTTTTAATGTTCTTATACTATTTTCGAGATATATTATTTTATTTTGCGTGGCTTGTTGCCTATTCAATTTATCTTCTGCCTCTAACTCCACATCAAGCTTTAAAAGTTCTTTTATCTCTCTTTCGATTTCAAATACCTGCAATAATGTTGATTGCATAGATTTGCTTTGGTTTGAAGTCATTCTAATGGCTTGTGACGGGCCTAATTCCGTTCTGGCGTCTATATAACCCAGTTTATTAAATCGTTCTGTTAACGCCTTTATTTTAGCCCGTTTTTCTTCGCTTAGCTGTTGCAATACCTCGTACTTTACAAGGGTATCACGCACAAAATATCCGGTTTGCATTTTAATTAGTTGTTATTCCGTGATCCTTAGCATATTCAAGACCTAAGATTAAGCTTTCCAGCATTAGCGAAAAGGTTGCCGGTTTTTGACGGGGACAAGTTGACGACATGCCAAATGCACCGTAATGGCTACCGTTTTTAACATTTATCATTATCAAGCGATAACCGCCATAAACGGGGGCATTTTCATAGCTTAAATAAAATTCGCGCCCTGCTTCAATAGCCGACATTTTGTTATTGCTCATACCCGCAAGTTTTGCAAGCTGCGCAATTAATTTGCTGATTTGTGCTTCTGTAGTTTTCATTTTTTAGTGAGGTTAAATGATTATTTGGGTTGGTTAATTGCTTTGTTTGTCTGCGATAGTTCCGGCGCTTATCCATACCCAGCGGCGGATATTATCTTCATGCACGCTTAATTCTTCATCATCCCATGCACCATATTCTTTAAGTTCCTTTTTTAATTGTTCAGGGTCTATACAAGCGATTTGCTTTTTTACATAGGGCTTTGTTATTAAAAAAGCCACATCATCATCACAGGCGCCCGAATGACTGCACATTGCAGCATCTGCACGGGTTAATCTTAGATCATTGCCGTAATTAGTGTCGTTCCAAATTGTTTTCATAACGTGAGGGTTAAAATGTTAATGTTTCTTACCGCCGAATGCCTAAGACTTTATAAGGTCGTTAGGCTGGCAGACTAAGCCGCGTTGAGCTTAATTTTGATTGGCAAATCTGGCGCCGAAAGAAAAATGTGTTTTCTTTGATGATAGGTTTATTTTGTCGAAATAATTTGTCACATAAACACTATCTATTAATGCAAATCTTTTAATCTCTTTAGCAGTGTATAATTCATTTGCGATTAATATATCTGACGTGTTAACGTTTTTGCGCGTTTGGTCAGCAGATGGCTTTACTTTATAGTATAACATAGTAAGGTATGTTTTCGCCTTAGATGCATTGCTAAGACAATACAATTATACACTTAAATATAACACGTGTCAATAGCTAATTGTTATTTATTTTATAACTTGTTGATAATCACCTAAATAAAATTACATATAAATATATCAAAAATAGTTTGTTACTTTTGTATCCCATGCAGACAGATGAAATCATTAACCTGATTAAGCCAGCAAGGATAGAAGCCGGCCTATCTCAAAACCAGTTAGCTATAAAGGCCAAAACAAGCAAAGCCGACATTTCCAATATTGAAGCATCAAAACGCAATGAACGCATTAGTTTAACTAAGGTTATAAACATCTGCAATGCCCTTGATCTTACTATTGTCGTCGTTAAGAAGTAATCTCATTCCTGCCTGATATAGCTTTATTTCTTTTTCCTATTTGTTTGGTAGGAGATTAAACCGCTTTCAATTTTTAGACAAGCCTAAATTTACACTAAGCTATAAAAGCATCATAACTAAAAGTAATGATGAAAGCATCAAATCGACTTAACATAATACCGGATATGTTACACTATTACTTTTGGTAATGATAGATGCATAAGATCATTACTACTTAACACCTATGATTATCACACTAACTGTTGTTAAAGATCAATGCCATTAACATTGATAACCATTTTGAACTAATCTTTAAGTTATTATAATTGGCTTTTTAGGGTACCCCGGTTGAATAGGTTTCAATCCATTTAGGGGGTAGGGGTTTTGCCAGGATAGGTGGGGTAAACCCCAACAAGTGAACAGATAAAGCTATTTCAGCAGGCGTAAAAATATTAAATATTAGTGGTAAATGGGGTTATAATTGGTGTAAAAACGGTAGTATGATTATAAAATCAGCGATGGTGATAGGTAAAAATGATATGGTGATATTGTGGGAGGTAATTAGTGGTTAGGTTAAATGGTTTAAAAATGGGTGTTGGTTAAACCACCATCAAAGGAGTGTTAGTGGTTAAGGTTATGGGGTGGGGGATTGGAGTGGTTTTAGGTAAAAAATTGCTTTTTATCGATTTGTGTTAATACTATTATATATGACGAATCGAAGTTTTGTATAAAAATTATAAAAAAGTGGGTTTTTATAGGTTTAAATACTGTTTTTGGGGGTATCAAAATAATGCTTTGAAAGCAGAAATTTGACGGGGATATTTTAGTTGACAAAAAATCAGTTTTTTGGTTTAGGTAATTTGCTTTTTTATCAAAGAAATGAAAGCTAATTCTGCTGTTTGCTCCACAACCGAATTACCAATAGCGCGGTGAAGGTCTTCTGTAAAGTTGTACCCATCAATTGTATAGACCATGCCGGATTCAATAGTGCGGGGCTCTTCCCATGGGTGCTGATATGTTCCTTGACCTGCGGGAAACTGGTGTTTATCACAACGGTTGTTAAACTCTCCTGTGAGCCTTTCTTGCCATTCTCCCTGTCCTGATATCCCAATCTCGTTTCGTGTGCTACAGGTGTTGGCCATTTCTGAATTGAGTGGCCAAGGTTCTCCCCGCATCCGTTCCCATTGATATGCTTCGCCAGCGCCCGTTCTTTCCTGATGTTGAATATTTGTAAATCCTGTTCCTGTATCATCGCAGTGGGTGTTAGCCAATTCTTCACTTGATACTGAAGGTTTGGCGATCCGCCTGCCGCTGGTTGCCACGCACCCGTGTTCGCATTCCCTGTAGGTGTTGTCCAATGAGGTGCCTGGTCGCGAAGTTTGTATTTGGCGTTGGAACTGTCTATGATTTGCAAAACGCCGCCTTCCCCATCCGACGATACCGGCGTCTTGCATAATTCCGAGAATAAAGAGCCGCTCTCGTCGATGGGGCGCGCCAACTTCCTGCGCAGTAAAGATTCCTTCCTCAACTCTGTAGCCAATATCTGATAGGCTTCGGCGTACTTCTTCATATCCCATGGATAAATGCCCTGCGACATTTTCAAAGAAAACCCATTCCGGTCTGATTGTTTTAACCTGTTCCAATATATGCGGGAAAAGGTGTCTTTCATCGTCAATGCCTTTGCGTTGTCCGGCGTGGCTGAATGGCTGACACGGATAGCCACCAACGATTCCGTGTATGCGGTCACGAAACGGTCGTGCATCGAAAGTTTTAATATTTGTCCAAATAGGTGCCGGAGCCAATAAACCGACTTCCATTTGCGCAACCAAATTTGCCACGATAAAGGCTTCGATTTCCAAAAAAGCGACTGTTTTAATTGGTAGGCCACTTCGTTCAAGTCCGGTTTCGATTCCTCTGATTCCTGAACAGTAAGAAAGGATGTTTTGAGTTGGGAGGGAATTATCCACATTGTTTTGATTAAAATAATTCACCAAAAATAAAAATAAAATTTTGATATATCATCATTTTTTTGACTACCTTTGTTTATGAGTAAAAAAGAACGAGAAGATTTGGGAGAAAACCCTTTTCTTACAAGTTTAGAGGTTTTAATCCATGAAGTAAAATCTTCTGATAAATATAAAATTCATGATAAAAACGCAGGTGAGGATGCTATTTATGAACGGGCCAGTTTTGAGTATGAGGCAACGCCGTATTGCAAGGTGTTCGCTGATGCAGCGCGGCGGTTGCACATGGTAGAACTTACCCCGCGTGGTAAAGACCTACTGATGTGGCTTATTTATGAAATTAAGCCCGGAAAGGATTGGTTGCATTTGAATAAAGAAAGGTACATGGCCGAAAATAAGATCAGTTCTATCAACACTTATAAGGCGGCCTTGAAAGAGTTGATTAAAAAGCGGTTTATAGGTATTACTGTCGAAATAGATTATTACTGGCTCAATCCGCATTATTTTTTCAATGGCAATAGGATAAAGGCTTTTCCCGAAAACGTAGTGGTAAAGGCGACTGTTAATAGTAAAAAGCATTAACACCCCCGCCAGGTCAATAAAAAGTTTTAAAATAGTAGTTATGAGTAAATGGGTTAGTGTTAAAGATGGGACACCGGAGCAAAGTGATAGTTATGATTGCTCAACTATTAAAGTTCCTGTAATTTATTTAACGAAAATGGGTTATCGGGATATTAGTATCGCATGGGCTGATGTTCAAGACGGAGATACTCTTTGGTTTTGTGCTGCACAAGATTCAGACAGAGTTTTATTTTGGCTTGATGGCGTTCCTGACTGGACTAATTTAGGAAATTTTTAAGAAATGACCACAGATCAGGAGCCACCTAAACAGGTAAAGCCAAAGTTTGACCTTGAAGAATATTTGAGGCAGCGGAATGAGGTTTTACGGTTGCTGTTCCCTGACGATAAGGATTTATTTGAAATTAAATAAGATTATGGAAAAAGTTTATGCAGTACAAGACGAAAGCGGTCACTGGTATGTGATCCCGCTTGAAACAAAGGACAAGTTTTTCAACCTACTTGAAAAGGAAGAAGACGAAGACGAATTTATTGAAAAATTCAGCCGATATATGACAGGTGGCGATTTGAACCTTGTTCAACTTTACGCAGAATTATGATGCGAAAAGCCATATCCTTATTGACACGAATACTATTCGGGGTGTTCATCATCGCCATAGTATTGCTGTTTATTTTGGATTTTATAGCTGTTACTATTAAACTATTATTTTGAAAATGAAATATTTTATTGATACAGAATTTATTGAGGGTTTCCACAAACCTTTATTTGGCAAGAGACGACATTTTATCGACCTTATCAGCATTGGAATAGTTTGTGAAGATGGGCGTGAGTACTACGCTATTAGCACAGAGTTCAACGAAAAAGATGCTGATGATTGGGTTAAAACAAATGTCATTTCAAAACTACCACGACGCGCTACGTCGTTTTATGATAGTCCAACATTACGGCAAAATTGCTTGCTTTATAAATCAAACAAACAAATAGCGGAGGATATACGTAAGTTTTGTTTTAAAGGACAAATTGAATTTAAAAACAACAACCCTGTCTTTAATAACCCCGAGTTTTATGCTTACTATGCCGACTATGATTGGGTTGTTTTCTGTTCATTATTTGGTAGAATGATTGATTTACCAACTGGTTTCCCTATGTACTGTAGAGATTTAAAGCAAACATTTGATGAAAAAGACTATCAGTGGGATGGTAAATTAAAAAGTCAACTTGACTATCCAAAACAGACAAATGAACATTCTGCCATCGATGATGCTAAATGGAATTTAGAACTATATAATTTTATGCTTAACTTATGAAAAAGCTACCCATCATACTACTATTAACGCTATTGTCTTGCAAAAAAGAAAGCATTAAGCCACCTTTTTACATTGGCGAAACTGTGTATTTCAATGACATCAACCCGTCAAAGTCATTTGTACCTTTAATGGTTTTTTGCCCTTGTGTAGTGACTGCAGCATATCAGGAACCTGATTATTATGGGTGGTTTTATACCATCAACGATGTTGATGGTAGGCCGGTGACACATTTGTATGAAAATCAGTTAAAAGATCATAAATAATGAAAAAGTTTATTTTAAATAATTTTCGAGAAAGATTTAGTAAGTATAAATGGTTCCGCAAGTTTATCGGTGGTCAATGGTCACGACTTCCGGTTAATAACAAATGGTATCCCTATGATTTACTAACAAAATATCAAAAAGAGGATTGGGATTTTATCAAGTGGTTTAAAAAAGTTCAACGGCGAGAAGAAGAAATATCTGCATTTCTCATGACCGAAGAAGATGATTATATTGCTTTTTATATAAAAGGCCTTACACCGAAAGAAGCGGTTGATGCTTACTTAGACAGTTTTTAAGATGCCCCAACAGACTAAATTCTATCTTGAAAAGCTTAAAGATGGCAGTTGGACAAACCAAGCGCCTTACAATAAGCTATTACAGACGCTACAATCGATTAAGCCTGGCAGATGGTTAGTTACATTGGAAAAGTACTATCCGCAACGTACGCTTGACCAAAACGCATTCTATTGGGCTAATTTCATCCCGGCACAAATAGAATGCTTCAAAGAGTACTGGGGTGAGACTTATTCAAAAGAGCAAATACACGATTTTAACAAAACTAATGTTTGGGGTGAAGAACAGGTATTAGTTAAGACAGGAGAAGTAATACGGATCCCCGAAAGTTCAACTAAGCAAACAACGGTGAGTTGGGAAACAAAGTTGGAGAACTGCCGGCAGTGGTTTAGACAGACATTCAATTATGAGTTGCCATACCCCGAAAAACAAGAACAATTACCGATATAATCCCTACCTTTAATTGATTTATATTGATTCCTGGTGCCGGGGGGAGTTGATGCCCTCCGGCTTTTTTATGTCCAAATCACAATACACATTTCTTAAAACCTATACATTTTTTCTTAAAACTATATTTTAACAAAAATTGTGCAATTGTATTGAAATAACGAAACTTTTACATATTTTTGGACATTATGAATGGATTAATCAAAGAAAAAGTAAAGGTCAGCGGATTCCGGTACAATCACCTGGCTAAGTTGATCGATGTTCACCCGCAATTTTTCAGCATGTGTATGCGAGGTGAACGTAACCTATCACTTAAAAAAGAGGATTTACTTCGTGAAATTCTTAAAGATGTCGAATTGCCTATAGCACAGGTAGCTTAATTTGTCGGCTTTATACAGTTTTAAATTTCAATACTTTTTATTATGTATATTAAACGCCATTATGATATTTCTGCCATTCCAACAGTCTATAAAGGGATTAAATTTAGAAGCCGACTTGAAGTCATGTGGGCCGTTTTTTTCGATGAACTTGGATATAACTGGAAATACGAATATAAATCATATAAGCTACCATCCGGTTGGTATTTGCCTGATTTTTATTTTCCATCGTTAAAAGTGTTTGCCGAAGTAAAGCCAAATAAGTTAACTTCATTTGAGCGATTGAAGTGTATAGAATTATCTATGATGTTCATTGATGTACCAATATTATTGCTTGTTGGGGTTCCAACTCTATCTACGATAAAAACAATTATGAATGGTGCTGATAGCCATGAATTAGTGCCAATGCCAGTTTGTAATAAATATTATCCTTTTTTTTATTGTTACGACTTTGACGCTAATTATTTCGATGAAACCACAACAGCTATTTTTAAAGCAATCGATTATGAATTTTAATTATGGCTGGATATATCAAACTTCATCGACAATTACTGGACAGCCTACAATTCAGTAATCCTAATTATTTAAAGGTTTGGATTTGGATGTTATTGAAAGCTGTTTATGAACCTCAAACCGTATCGTTGAAGGTAAATAGCGGGTATTCAACAATTAAATTAGAGCGTGGGCAATTTATATTTGGCCGGGATAAAGCTGTAGAACAATTAGAGTTAAATGGATCTATGATCTACAGAATTTTAAAATTATTTGAAAATGATGGCTCAATTTCTATAAAATCGAACAACAAATACTCTATTATAACTATTTGTAAATATGATAGTTATAACTCACAAGAAAATGAAATTGAACAGCCAGTGAACAGCCAGCGAACAGCCAGTGAACAGCCAGTGAACACATATAAGAAAGATAAGAAGGAGAAGAAGGAAAAAGAAGTATTTATGCCACCAACTGTTGATGAGGTAGTGGCATATTTCGTGGAGAATGGATACGCAGATTGGGCCGGGGCTAAAGCTCATAAATATTACGATACGGCAAAGTGGATAGATAGTAAGGGGTCGCCAGTAAGAAACTGGAAACAAAAAATGATTTCAGTTTGGTTTAAAGACGAAAATAAAGCAGCAAAAGTAGAAGTTTTAATGAGGCCAAGACTTGTTCACTAATGGAAAGATCAATTAAAGAATTATTTTCAGATATTGGCGTAATCACAAGAAAGAATAGCGGTGGCGACAAAGTGCTTTGCCCAAAGTGCAGCCATACGAGAAAAAATAAAAAAGACCCCTGTTTAAGTATTGATCTTGATACCGGAGATTATAATTGCCATAACGACTGTGGTTTTAGAGGTCGCGTATCTAACCGAAAAGAATTTATCCCCAGGACTAAAGTTTATGTAAAGCCAGTTTACATAAACAACACTTCACTTTCAGATAACTTGGTGAAGTATTTTTTTAAGCGGGGTATTTCTCAAAAAGTACTTACTGATTGCAGAATATCAGAGGGACTTTATTTTATTGACGGAAGCCAGCAAAATACGGTTCAGTTTAATTATTTCAGAAAAAATGAGCTCATCAATATAAAATATCGAACAGGTAATAAAAAGTTCAGAATGATAAAAGATGCTGAATTGATTTTTTATAATCTTGATGCTATAGAAAATTCTGATTGGTGTGTTATAGTCGAGGGGGAGCCTGATTGCTTATCTTTTATACAGGCCGGCATAAAGGAAGTGGTTAGTGTTCCAAATGGAGCAAGTAAAGGGAATAGCGATCTTGAATATCTTGATAACTGCATAGAATATTTCGAGGATAAGAAGAAAATAATTATAGCAACCGATAATGATGCGGCAGGCATGGCGTTGCGCGATGAACTTGCCAGGAGATTAGGGTATGAGAGATGTTACAAGGTCGATTTAACCAGTTTCAAAGATGCAAATGAGTTATTGGTTGCAAAGGGAGCATCGGCACTTATAGAACTTATAAAACCATCAAACCTTATTGATTTCCCGTTGAGCGGAATAATAACAGTAAATTCTATTTGGGACGATGTAGAGCATTATATTGAAAGCGGATTGCCGAGGGGAGATACAACGGGTATGTTAAAAGAATTTGATGAAATGGTTTCCTTTGTTCCCGGCCACATGATGGTGCTAACAGGAATACCAAATCATGGTAAAAGTCCATTTGCCCTGATGGTCATGTGCGCGCTTTCAATAAATCACGGCTATAAGTGGGGTTTATTTACACCGGAACATAAACCGCTACCTGTTTTTATCGTAATGATTTGTGAATGCCTATTAGGTAAGCATGTTAGAAAAGGAACAATATTTTCAAGTAGGGAAAAAGAATTGGCTAAAGCATTTATAAACGAGCATTTTTATTTTATTCAGCCAGAGGATGATGATGTAACACTGGATAATATAATTTCTAAAGCAAAAAGTTTGGTAGTAAAATACGGTATCAAAGGATTATTGATTGATCCATGGAATAAATTGGAACATAATTTTGAAAAGGGGGATAATGAAACGATGTATATTTCAAAGCAATTGGATAAAATAATAAGATTTGACCAGAGGCATGGAATATTATCTATTGTGATCGCCCATCCCACAAAAATAAGGAAAGACAAGTCCGGGGCATTTGAAATTCCTAATTTGTATGATATATCGGGGTCAAGCAACTGGTTTAATAAGCCTGATATTGGCGTAACTTTTTATAGAAACTACACCACCGGACTTAGTGAAATACATGTTCAGAAAATGAAATATTGTCATTTAGGAAAGCAGGGGTCGTGTAATGTGAGATACAACATTAATAATAGTCGGTTTTGCGGTATGTATGGAGAATGGGATAATTCAAACTGGTTAATACCAACGCCTAAACAGGTGTCATTAAATTATTCTGAACCTATCAAAGAACAAGTAATTGACAATTTTAAATTTATAGCCAACATAAGAGAAAATGGAACAGGAGAACTTACACCAACAACCGGAAAAGACGCACCTTTCTGACACGGATTTATTAGCATGGGCAGAAGGTCGAACCGACTGCGTTATTAAAAAAATAAAACTAAGCCGTGAGACTGCCGTTGAGGTGTGGTTTAATGGTAAATTGATTTTTATTGGTACTAAATGATTTTTTGAAATGTGGTCGTATTACGGAGCAAAGACAAATATTATTGATTTATACCCTGCGCCTGTTCATGAAAAAATTATTGAACCATTTGCCGGTACAGCAAGGTACGCTTTAAAATATTGGGAAAAAGATGTCTTATTAGTTGATAAATATCCCGTTATTACAGAGATTTGGAAATGGCTGCAACAATGTAGTGAACAGGATATTTTGTCATTACCCCGTTTTAAAGCCGGAGAAAATATTAACAATCACGTCTATGATTGCGATGCCCAACGATATTTAGTCGGTTTTTTGGTTGGTTTTGGATTTATTCATCCACGAAAAATTGCAACGCCACGCGCAAGGCATAGGCCCAATCAACAAAATTATACCATCAAAAAAATAGCCTCACAATTATTTAAAATCAGGCATTGGAAAATTATGGAGGGATGCTATGATGAAATACCAAATCAGGTTGTGACATGGTTTATTGACCCGCCATACACTGTTGGTGGACAGGCTTACATTCATTCGTCAAAAAAAATAGATTTTAATAGTTTGGCAGATTGGTGCAGGTCCCGGGAAGGGCAGGCAATAGTTTGTGAAAATGATAAGGCGACATGGTTGCCATTTTTACCAATGGTGACACAACAGGTTTTAACAGGTAAACATTCAGAGGTTATTTGGACAAATTATCACACCCACTTCAACAACATTCAACAAAAACTTGAATTGATATGAGTAAAAGTATAGTAACAAATGAGGATTGCATGGGTATGATGGCAAGGTATCCTGATAAGTTTTTTGATCTTGCAATTGTAGATCCGCCTTACGGGATAAAAGAAAGCGCCCATCGCAACATCAGCAGATCAAAGCTTGCAAAAACCAAAATGTACAAAAAGGAATTTTGGGATTACGAAATACCTTCAGAAGATTATTTTAAAGAACTATTCCGGGTATCAGAACATCAGATAATTTGGGGCGGTAATTACTTTCTGGACTATTTAGGCGCAACCAGATGTTTTATAGTTTGGGACAAATGCAATATTGGAACTAATTTTGCCGATTGCGAACTGGCATGGACAAACTTTAAATCAAGTGTTCGTAAATTTTCTTTCATGTGGAACGGTATGATGCAGGGAAGTACTGCAGATGGAAAATTAAACAACGGAAATAAATCTACCAATGAAGTTAGGATACATCCAACACAAAAACCAATTCAACTTTATCGCTGGTGCCTGACAAAATACGCGCAGCCGGGATATAACATACTTGACACGCATTTAGGAAGTGGTAGCCACCGTTTAGCTGCACATGGACTTGGATTTGATTTTTATGCTACAGAACTGGATGGGGACTATTTCAACGCGCAGGAAGATCGGTATAATGATTATCTGAAAAAATTTGAAGCTAATAAAAACCAAGCTAAATTAATTTTGATATGAAACCATTAAACCACCCATATGACGCGATTTTAACGCCTGTGGTGAAGTTTATTTGATTCGGTGATACTTGGGGGTGGTTGGGGGGCTAAAGTGGCTTAAATCTCAAATATTATATCAAGGGCATACTGCAATCCCCTCAACGTATGGGTGCTGGTATTTTTAATCCTGCCGGTTTCTAATCCTGAAATGACAAAAACACTTACCCCTGACATTTGATGTACAGCCTCCTGGGTCATACCTTTTGCCTCCCGCCCCTGTTTCAGCTGCTCACCTAAACTAAGTTTTTCTTTTATTTCCACTTAACAAAAGTAATAAACTATAGAAAAATATATAGTTTAAATTTAAAAGGAACAATTTACCTTTATCAAAAAAAAACATCATGGCGTTAGCAGGACAACAAACAGTACACCTTGCCGCAACCGTAAACGGTGTGCAGGGAGCAACAATAGGCGCAGGCCCATTCCCCCCTTGCGGGGCGATCACCGCAGCAGACCCTTTTCCACAGTCACCTACACCGGCATATACGCTATTGACGGCAAATATTGTGGGAGGCCCTTACCTCTACACACCAGGTGCGTACCTAAAAGGAAATTGCGCAATTGATGTGCAGTATTTTACAGGCGCTATGCGCCAGGTATCAACAATCATCGTTACCGAAAGCGTTGCTACCGTTCAAGCCGGTTTATAACCTTTCAACTTCTGTTACGTATCCATAAAAAGAAAGTGCTGCTCAACCGGGCGGCATTTTTTTATTTGGTAGTATGGATTATTAGTTTTAATTTTGGCGTAGCAAGCAAACAATAGTGACGTGTACTTTACCAAAAACATACTCATTCATCCCGGTACAATGTCTTGATTTGCTTGCGCTGTCTTCGCATTTTGGGATGGATGAGCTTTTTTAAAATTATGAGCGCAATTGCTGACATAGACAAACTGGATAAGCCAAAAAAATTGATCGGCCAATTCGCATCGCAAAGTATTGGCGTTGGTTATTTTGACACGGCAACTTATCTGCGTTACAAAAAAGATATAGCCTTTTGCTCATCGTTGGAAAACCTTAACAAAATCGCAAAATCAATGATGGAGGAAATATGTCGCTCATAGTTCAATGCATTTTCGCAACGAAAGACAATAAGAAATTGCCTATTGTCAAAGAGTGCCTCACATCTTTGATGAATACCGTTGACCTTAAAAAACATCGCTGGATAATCGTAAATAATTCGTGTACACTTGAAACAGAAGCATATCTCGATAGTTTGCCAACAGATGGCTTAAATGTGACCATCTTGCATTTAAAACAAAATATTGGCACAGCAAAAGGGATAAATAAAGGGTTGTATGCGCGGGAGCCTGGAGAGGTGGTTATAAAATGTGACGATGATCTTACATGGTCAATAGCCGGCTGGGTTGAACAATTGGAAGCGCAAATAAAAAAACATCCTGACATTGGTATTCTGGGATTAAAACGCTATGGCATTTGGCAACGGCCCGATCACGAAAACATTCACTATCGTACAAAAATGGAGGGCAAACTTGAAATATGCCCTGATATTATTGGAACTTGTACCGCGTATAATCCGCTGATGATGGACAAATGCGGCGGACTTTCGCAGCCGAGTTTGTACGGATTTGATGATAGTATTTATTGCGTTAGGTCTATTGCTGCAGGATTTAGAAACGCTTTTTTACCGCACATCAAAATCACAAATCTTGATCGGGGTGGAACTGATTACACCGAATGGAAGAAAAAGGAAGCCAGTGTTTGGCTTACCGAAGCCTCGGTTTACATGGAAATGATACAAAAAGGCGAATTGCCATATTATTACGATGGGGAATAATTACCAAATAAGCGGCGACAGCGGCGAATACGAATTTTTGACCGAATCGGTCGAACTAAGCAAATATGTATCGGGAATGTGCATTGAAATTGGCCTTCGCCGCGGCTTGGGAACAAAGACTATTATTGATGCTGTCCGGCAATATTGCCCTGGTAAAACGGTTGTGGCGGTCGATCCATACGGATCAATTTTGTATAAGCCACGCGAACACATGGAAGCCTGCCGGCTCGATTACACCAATCAAATGAAAGCGGAAACGCTGGCTGCACTATGGGCTTACGTAGCTGAAAACCCGGTTGACTTTCATTATTTCTGTATGACAGACGATGAATATTTTGAAAGGTTTGGTGATTTTGTGCCAATTTACAATATTGATGAGATAGGCTGTACAGGTTATAGTTTTGTTCATTTAGATGGGCCACATTCGGTAGAATCCGTTAATCATGAGGTGGATTGGTTTTCTGACCGGATGCTTCCCGGCGCAATACTTTGCATAGATGATATTACATCTGATTTTATTCCTATCGAATTGGTAGAACAACACATGGGCGATAGGTTTGAGTGTATAAAAAAAGGTTTTAAAAAAGGATTATGGAGGCGTAGAGATGCTTAGGGTAATCACAGTAACAAATGATATTTCGCTCGCCAAAACCTTGTTAGATTCCATTAGAAAACACAAGTGGGATGGGGTTGCTATTGTAACTGAATGGAAAGGGTTCGGAACAAAACTTATTGCGACCTATGAGTATTTAAAATCGCATCCCGAGGTTGACCGATTTATTTTTTGTGACGCTCATGATGTTGTTGCGCTGGCCGGCCCTGATGAATTTGAAAGTAAATTGTGGATAACGGATCAAATGGTAGTTTCTTGTGAAAAGAATCTGTGGCCGCCGTCAATGATACCATTTAGAAATGAGTATGCGGACTTTGGACATGGGTTTAACTTTCCAAATAGTGGTTTGTATTACGCAAAATCAGAGATATTTATACAACTTTTTGAATATTACCCACCATTTTATGAGATAGATGACCAATTATGGCTAAACATTTGTTTTTTGTTGCAGGGGAACGAAAAACATCAAAAAATAAGGCCGGATTATGGGCAATCTATTTTCAATTCACATAGTTTTATAGCTGCTGGAGAATACACTTATGATAATAACCGGGTGCAAATATTTGGAAATGAACCCTGCTTTATTCACCTTAACGGAAAAACAGTTGATGAAAAATTTAACGAATTGATAAAATTATGACGTCACCGATAATAGCATTGATTTGTTCATTTTATGCATTCGCCTATTCTCAATATGTCTATTTTAAAACAAAGAAATGACTTTAGAAACATTAAAACAAGAATGGCTCGATACGCCGGAATCGCATTATCATTTAAAACATTTGTTATCGCAATTAGTCGCCGATGATACAGAGTTGAGCACGCATAGAAAATGGGTTCGTGACCATGTTTTCGGGATGGGAGAGGACGCCTTTCATTGGGTGTGGAAACTTTTAGTGGATGAAATGCGAAATGATTTTAGGTTTTTGGAAATCGGCTGCCACAAGTGCCAGGTTATAAGCCTTATCCGAATTTTATCAAACAGAGCCAGTAAAAATGCTAATATATTCGGTATCACACCAATGAATGGCGCTGGTACCGGGTGGACAGAAGATGATTACCAGGGAGACATACAAAAACTACACGACAAGTTTAACATTGAATATCCGAACTTATACCGCGGTTTTTCTCAAGAAGAAGAAGCGGTAAATTTTGCAAATCAAAATTCGCTTTTTGATATAGTGTATATTGATGGGTCGCATGAGTATAACGATGTAGAGGCCGACCTTAACAATTATGCTCCGTTAGTATATCGTGGCGGTTTTTTGGTAATGGACGATTGTTGCAACGATCTTAATTTTGCTCCTACAGGTCATTTTGCAGGGATACAGCCAGTGACTGATGCATTCCTTGATTATATGAAGGAACATGGCGAAAAATGGGATTTTGTTTTTAATATAGAACACATTAGGGTAATGAAAAGGAAATGAGCGTAACAAAAGTTTTATATTTCGATCACTGGCAGTCGGCTACCGAATACTACCGTATGATGCCGTTGGATTATCTTAAAAATAAAAACTTTACCATTACCCGGTCAACAGAACACGACATAAAATCACATCTTTTAAACCCCTATGATGTTGTTATAATTTCAAGGCCGTCGTCGGAATCTCATCTAAACCTGATAAAGATGGCTAAGGACATGCATAAGTTAGTCATAGGTGATTTTGACGACGACTGCCTGCACGTGCCGGAAACCAACCCCATGTTTGGCGTTTATAACGGGGACAAGAAGCACACATTAAAAGGGTTGGCGCTTCTTGATGAAATTTGGGTAGCAACGGAGGGCATAAAGAACTCTTTTAGACTATTCAATAAAAATATCCATGTTATCCCGAATGCGCATAATGAAATTGTCTTTCCGGTAAAGGATAAAATGCCGTTTGGTAAAAATAAGCGGATAATGTGGCGCGGTGGTGGTAGCCATATGGGGGATATTTATTATCCTGGCGTTGCAGAATGGATTGTAAAATTAGTCAACAGTAATAAAAAATGGCATTTTTATTGGCTTGGACAAAAATTTGAATGGATAGAGTACCGTGTTAAATACGGGAACTTTTTTCATAATCCGGGCGGGTCAACTGTGCAATTTTATAAAATGATGCACGACATAAACCCACAGGTATTTTTTTATCCGTTAACCGATAGCCAGTTTAACCGGGCTAAATCTAATTGCAGCTGGTTAGAAAGCATTTTTTCGGGTGCGGCATATTTCGGCAATAAAGAATTTCCTGAATTTAACAAGCCGGGTATTTTGCCATTAGTTGAATTACCTAAAATGTTGAGTGGACAATATCAGTATGTTTTAGAAAGTGCCCATGATGATAGTTGGGAATTTATTTGCGATGAATTACTTTTGAGTAAAATTAACAAACTAAGGGAAACCCGACTAATTGAGATAGCAAGATGACGCCAACCAACGGAAATATAATAGTTAAATTCGAGTATGATAAATCGTCAGCGCTGGTTAAGCAGGACAGTGGTTTGTTTGTGCCGGAGCGTTATGTGATTGAGGAAGGGGACGAGGATGCCGATACTGCCTGGGGCGTAACTACCGACCGCAGAAAGATCAATCCGAAGGTGGTTGACATATTGTCTGATGGGTACGCAGGCCACCGAGCGTTCGTTCACTATGGCGCGTTTGAAGTGGCTAAATGGATTGACGAGGAACGCGCTGCGATACCGGCAAAAATGATCTTATTTCTTGTTGACCCCATCCGGTGTATGCCGGGAACTTATCTTGGCGACGAGGTACACAGTGAATATGAAAGAACTTCGTCGGGTATAATTTTATCGACGTCGCTGGAAACCAAAGAACCGGTAAAAATCAAAATAAAGTATTTGCCGGAAGATTGCAACCCATTGGTAGATATTCGAACGGTTGTTATCACCGTCGATGCCTTTCAGTACGACCTTATTTACAACGGGCAAAAGTATATCAAGGTTGATGAGCGGGAAATCGTAGGCATTGAAACCAATGATGGTTATTTACCGGTTGGCGATGTTGTATTGGTGGAGTATTTGCCCGATCCGGCTTGGGAGCAATGGAAGATAGCTAACGAGGATGCGCGGGAAGAATATGTTGACAAGCACTATCCGCATCTTGACAAGGCGCACGCCCGGACACTCTATCCAAAGCATCTTGAAACGCCGGAACCACGGTTTACGTACGCCAGTGTACTTGCTATCGGCGACAAGGTAAAGCCAGGTCGAATGTCAGTTGGCGACAAATTGCTTGTGTACCGTAACCACGGCTGTATCTTGCCTAACAGGCAGTGCATTTTAAATATGGATATTATTATCGGGGTGGTTAGCTAAATGGGGCTTCGTAAGTTTACATACAGTGAGTTACTGGCGGCGCATAAGAAACAGGGCATAAAGCTCATGCACATGGCCGCAGAGCGTAAACTATGGAAAGAACGGGCGCAGGCAGCCGAGGCGAAAGCAAAAGAACTGCAAAAGTCATTTGACGAATATACCTTTGTCGATAAAAAGCCCGACTACTACTATTCTTTTAGCGGACATTTGCTTTTCAGGCGGTTTTATGCACTTAACGGGATAACAGCATTAGAGGCGGAGGTGCTGATTATTATAAGCTATGTTGGCGTATTTTTGAGGCAACATTTTAAGTTGTACAACCGAAATTATTTAAGAAAGCCAGTTGTAGAAATTTTGGAAGAATTGGAAAAAGGCGGATATGTTTTAAAAACGAAAGTGCCGGGCAAAATTAAAATGCGTCCGCGTAATGCATGGGTGCTAACGCAGCGTGGCAAAGACCTGGAAGCCGACTATGAGAAGTATTACGATAAGAAAATGGCCGAATTAAAGGCCGGTAAGCTAACACCATTTAATTTTGAGGACGGCGCTTATTTCAGAAAGGTATATTTGACGCGGCACCAGCGCCGGTTATTGCAGGGCGGGGGCATGCTGCCGCCGATGCACGGATCGACAAAGGGCGTTTTTGTTGACCAGGAAGAATTTAAAAGAATAAAAGCAAATGAAAAAACCTGATTTATCAGAGGTATCGGCTGAAATACTTGCCTATATTGATTATTTAGAGGGGAGAGGTGTATCAAAGCTACAGCTTGAACTCGCCCATGTATGTGATGTACTTGCTGATGATTTTGAATTATTAGCCGAGGGCGGTAAAAAAGAAGATTTTAAATTGCTTAATGGAGATGGGCAGACCTTTGCAAACTTTCTTGCTGTAGTAAAAAACAAAAAAGATTTTCTTGCTTTATCATTATCTTTACCCACCACTGGCGAAAAAACAGTTGAAGAAGCGGAGGTTGAAATTGTAAAAACAACTGGAAATCCCTTTGAAGAAGCCAGCAAAAAAGTAAAGGCTAAAATAAATGGCACAAGGTGATGTAATAGTTGTTGAGGTTCAGGGTATGCGTTACGAATGCCCGAAAACGCCAAAACAATCCAGTATACGCCGTTCTTCCAATAAAATATCAGATCAAGTTTGGGTTCGAGACACCACCTATGAACAATGGGATTGGACAGTTGCGCAAGAATTATGGTTCACCGATCAGTTGAAATGGTATGAAGAAGAAGTAGAGCGTTTGCACGTGGGCTCATGGATAATGATAAAAGGGGAGCCGGTTTATTTCAATAATTACTGTTATTTCTTTCATCAATGGTGTATTTTGCTTAACGGGCACCGGCCAACATTTAAAGAAACATCCCTTGAATATTTCCGGTTTTTTGAGTTGTGTGAAAAGGACAGGTTTTGCTTCGGAGATATAGGAATAAAAGGGCGGCGTGTCGGATTGTCCTCAATGTCGGCCTCCATAAAGGTGCTTATTGCATTATTGGATAACGATACACTTTCAGGGATTGTCTCTAAAACTGGTGATGATGCGTTTGAAATGTACCTAATGGTACGTAAATGCCTTGAAAACGTTCCACCGTTCCTGATGCCGGAGATTGCCGCAGCCAATGACAGCGAAATTTGGATAGCAAAGCAGGTGCCGCGTATCAGCAAGAACAATAAGTTTCTTTCGGCAGACAGGGGAAAGAATAACCGGGTTAACTATCTTGATACCTCTGAAACTGCCTATGACGGACGACCAATGCGTCACGTAACTATTGATGAAGCGGCTAAGTGGAAAAAGGTCAATGTAAAAACCTGTTTAAACAAAATAGGCGATACCCTGATAACTGGTACTACGGTTGTTGGAAAGGTATCGGTATTCAGCACGGTAAACAAAGGCGACCAAGGCGGTGATAACTTTAGGGAAATATGGGATGGCTCGGACCATATAACAGGAAAGGTAGATAAGTATGGCCGTACCAAAACAAAATTAAAGCGATTTTTCTTGCCGGCTTATCGTGGTTATTTGGGATATGTTGGAAAATACGGTGAGAGTATTATTGAAAATCCAACCGAACAGCAAATAGAATGGCTTAAAACACACAAATACTGGAACTTTGTTACCAAGCAGTGGGAAACATGCCCTGACCCATATATCGGAGCTAAACAATGGTTACAGGTGACCCGCGATATGAAAGCCGCGGATCCCGAAGAACTTGCCGAAGAAATGCGGAACAATCCTTTTGAATGGAGGGAATGTTTTCAGGGAGCCAACAACAAGTGTAAATTTAAACTTGATGATGTTAATGCCCAATTAGCAAAAATTGAGGAAATACTTGAAGAAACAGGCGCTAAGGAAATGGGCAGAAGAATGACATTCAGGCGCAACCTTGAAGGAAAGTCTATGCCGGAAGACGATCCTGCCGGAATGTGGTATATTTTAGAACTTATTGAAAATAATAATCGCTACGTCTATAAAAACAACATTAAATGCCCTGATAATGTAATTTATGGTGCGTCGGGTATGGATAGTTACATGCACTCGAAATCGGCTATTGAGGACGGGTCGGATGCTTGTTTAATGATACACACCCGCGAAAAGGCGCTTGATCCTTTTAATATCAATTCGTACGCCCCTGTAGCGATGTTTTTGGGACACCCGGAATCAAAAGAAGATTTTCACCAGCAAATCGCTTTAGGAATCGAATATTACGGGATAAAGATGCTTGCCGAACGTGCTGAAACATCATGGGAAGATTGGTTTACAAGCCCGTCAAGGCGACTGGCTTCGCCAAAGGAAAGCGTGGTTAAGCATGGCTACCTGGTTACAACAAAAAGGTGGGATGGGACGGAAGTATATGGCAAGCCGAGCCAGCAAAGCAAGGACACTATCGAGCAGCATCTTTCATTCATGGTAGAGTATGCGCTTAATAACATTCATAAAATACGGTTTAAAAGGCTTCTTACCGATATGCGGGACTTTGACCCGGATAACAGGACTAAATATGACGCATGTATGGCATGGGGATATGCTTTGATGGCATTGAGCGAAAGTGTTAAGGTTAAAAACGAAGTTAAAAAGAACAATTTGAAAATATTGCCCATACATGCCCGCGGCGGCGTAAGTTTAGCTTTTAAAAATACAGGTTAATTATTTTATATATTTGGTAAATTTTTTCGTATGTACCCGGAATCACCACTCACCGAAAATCCCCTATCCCCCGATAAAAGGAAAGACAGTTACGACTTCGGCTTAAAAGTGCTTCGCCAATGTTATGCCCGGTGGAAAAGCGGCTACGGTGCGGAAACATACGCGGCCAGGATGATACGCTACGAAAAGTCTCGTTTATACGCGATGGGCAAGCAGCCGGAAGATCAATACCGTGACCTGATAAAAATTGAGGGAACGCCGATTGTGCTAAACATCGACTATTCCCCTCTTGCCATAGCAACCCCATTGCTCAACGCCAAAACCGACCGATACCTTGAACGAATAGAAAAAATAAAGTGCCGTGCTTCCGGCCAGCTTGCCTCCGACAAAAAGAAAAAGGAAAAAGACGAAGCCAGGTTTAAAATGAATTACCGCCCGGTTCTGCAAGGGTTACAGGAACAATCAGGTTTGCAATTAGAGCACTTTTCAGATCACGACCCAAAATCAGAACGCGAACTCGACGTAAGGTTTAAAATAAAGCCGCTTCGTGAAGAAACGATCATGCAAATGGCCGAAAACATAGTCTTTGAGCAGAACGAATGGGACGATGTGATAAAAAAGCGTTTGATATGGGATACCTTTTGCTGCGGCTGGGCATGCTGCCTGACTGAATTAAACGGCAACGGATGGATAAAAACGCCGGTGGTAAAGCCCGAATGCTTTATTAGCTCTTACAGTGAACTTGATAATTTCGAGGATTGGCAATGGCAGGGGCAAGCGCGAAACATAGCCATATCAGAAGTCAGGCTGCGCACGAGCGGACGCACAAAGCCGGACGGCAGCCCGGTAGTAACCGAAGAAAAATTATGGGAAATATCGCAAACGTTTATTGGCAGTTATGGCAATGCCACCGATATGACGTGTGATTGGGATTATAGCTACAATACAGCCCTTGCACGGCCTTATGACGCGGTGAGCGTACCTATAGTCGATTTGTACTATAAAACGCTGTATAACCTCACGTATCGCAAGGAAAAGGTAGGTTTTGGCAGGGACAAACTGTATGAGGACAGGTTAGAGGCTTTGCCACCCGAAAGAAAAGAGCAATCTAAGCCTTATTATGTAGCTTATCACGGCGTTGGCATTGTAGAGGGTGACGTCAACATTGTGCTGGAATGGGGACTGGCTAAGGATATGCTGAAACCAAATAATAATTTGGTGGAGATAAGAAGCCCGTACACCATACACATGCACAATAACCACCATTGCAACAACAAATCATTGGTTGAGACAATGATGCCGATGATCGATATGCTGCAAAACATTTGGTGCAAGTCGCAGGCTATAATTGCTATGACGGCACCGGATGGCTTTAGTATTGACACGCTTGGCATAGCTAATATCGACATGGGACAGGGGTTAGGTGTACTATCGCCTATGCAGCTTTTGGGTATCTACCTGCAAACAGGTAATCAATATTACATGGGCCGCGACATAGAGGGCGACGACAGGCCGCAGGAACCGCCAATAAAGCCAAATACGCACCCGGCAAGCCAAAAGTTAAAAGAACTGGAAGAACAATTCTGGTCAACCTATAAAAAGTTGCAAATCGTAACCGGGGACAATAACCTTGCAAGCGGTAACATCACCAACCAGGCAACCGCTAACGCAACGCTGAATGATGCCAGGGAGATTGCTGCAGAACCGTCAAACTATGTTTACAAAACCGTTTTAAACATTAAAAAGGGTGTTGCTAAGAATGTGGAGTTACTGTTGCTTGATAAATTTTTCTTGAAAGATGATAGCTTTGACGGGTACAATATGGCATTAGGAGAGGATGATATTAAGTATATGAGGGATATGGGCGAAGATATTGCTCAACTGCTCTTCGACACAAAAATCGAAGTTGTACTGGATAAAGCCGATCAGGAGAAGTGGGATCATCTAATTGAGATAGCATTGGAACAAGGGCAAATAGGTTTGGAAGCCGTGGCAGAGTTATCGCTAATAGACGATCCAACATACCGGTCGTTTATGCTGGCACAATATGCCAAACAAAAGAAAGCCGAAGACGAAGAAACGGCAAGGAAAAATTCAGCTAACAATGTTGCACAGGCCAATGCCGCTGCGGAAGTTAAGGCGAAGGGGGATATGGAATTGGAGCAACAATCGCATAAAAACAAGATAGAGCAAATGCAGCAGGAGGGAGCTAACGAGGGCGTGAAGGCTTCATACACATGGGCTGGTGTATTAAAAGAAAAGGTTGCTGATGCTATATTAAGTCAACCGGGAGCCACCATTGCGGATATTCCAGAATTTGTTTGGAGTGGATTGGGAATAGTCGAAGAAACTCAAAAACAATTTATGCTGTCGGCCATGCAGCAACAAGCGCAACGAAATCAGCAAAATCAACCACCACCACAAGCGCAGCCTGGACAACAACAAATCCCACCACAGCAAGAACAGCCGGTAGCGGCTTAATGTTTACCAATCAATCGGTTCTGTTGGGGGATGTCGCCAATTCTTAGCGTTTGGATATTTCTGTTGAAATTCAATGAATGATTTTGGCACAACAATCGTTAAACTGCTTAAATCAATTTCGTTTTTATTCACTGGCCGATAATTAAATCCGTCATTACAACAAGCAATAAAGTGGATAATAGCGCGATTTGGTGTATGGCACGGACAACTGCATTTTAGTTTATAATATTTTTTCCCTTCAATAAGCACTGTTTCAGGGATACACACTTCTGTCACCGGTATTCTTCTTTTAGCCAACCATTCATCAAATGAAAGTATCCCATTACATTCTTCATAATGATAAAACATATTCCCTGTCAACCTATACCCACGCATTAAATCTTGTGCATAGGTAATTTCGGGTACCCTTTTTTCAATGTAATATTTAAGATATTCAGGGTAAATAGAAAGTAGTTGGTCTATTTGTTCCAATTTGGTCATATTAGACAAGGGTTAATTCGGTTGGTTTTGGTATATTCGATTTGAATGAACGTATCAGACCTTTTTCATAAAAAAATTCGTTTTTATTATAATCCTGAAAAATAGCTCTTTTACAATTTAAGTCGATGTCAAGGTTCGCTGTAAATTTTTCATCAATAATTTTTTTATTGAAAAAAGCGGGTTCAAAAGTGTCGAGTATTTTCATGGTTTACTATTTATAATGATTTCCAAAATTTTACCTGTCCATTTCTATACAATACCAATCTTGAGATAGCTTTGGCTATTTTATGTTTTTCGTTTTTAAGTATTCTGATATGTTTATCAAGTTCACCGTTACGGCGATTTAATTCATCTTCTCTTTCGTGAAGCGCCTTTATTTTATCAGCCATATATTGTTTTGTTACCATACTTATATTGACTTAAAGTCATAGAAAAACTTAGAGAAATTTGGATAAATTAATTCTGTAGCATCTGAATTAACAGGCGGAGTAACCTGAATATAGCCATTGACGGTCTTTATTTTTAAGTAATATTTTTCACCTGTGACATATCCGAGTTTATCGGGGTGGATAAACATAAACTTTCCGACAGAAAAATCTTTTGCTTTTATAGCGGCTAAATTATGATCGTCGGCCCGTTTTATAGCATCAGCATAATCATTACGGCAAACCGCGTCAAGAAACAACCCCTTTATATCCTGTTCACCGATTTCACCAAGAAGCAATTGATTCGCTTTAATAGCAATTTGTAAGTTTTTACTAAATTGTAACCTTTCAAGCATTTGGTATTTGCTTACGGTATGCTTTGTCTGCTCAAGCACTTCCATTATATTTCAAATTTAATACCCAATGCCTTTTGAAGTAGGTTAATCACGACCAATGTGGGGTTAACACTCCTGTTATTTTCAATCCGGCTAAGCGTGTCTAATGAAATACCAGCTTTTGTGGCGAGTTGCATTTGAGTTAGCTTTAACTCTTTTCGTTTTGATGTAACTTGTTCCCCGATTGTAGCCATTAGTCCTTTATTAGCCATTCATAAATTTTATCAGCATCGCCAAGTATTTTTGAAATAGATGGTGCTTCTACATGGCTTTGTTGGGCCAGTCCTTGGTTGTATACCCCACGCGATGAGTTAAGTTGTATCGCTAAGCGTAAAGAAGTTTCTCTCGCTTGTATTTTTTCTTTATCATCTGAAAAATTCATACTGTTTTTTATTCAAATATAGTAAAATAAATGATAAATCATAAACAAAATGTTGTTTGCAATAAATTGTTTATTCCAATTTACCTTTACGCTATTCAAAATACTTTATGGACGTAGACGAAATAAACTTTGATGACCCGGCTTTACTCGAAGCAATAAAAGAGGCTAAACCGGTATCGGAAGTTCCTGAAATTAAGTTTGACGAGATTATCAACACCGAGAACCAGCCACCTGCCGATACTAATGACACCACACCTGCGCCTGGAGCGAACACCCCGCCACCACCCGCCGATGCGCCGCCTGCCGTAAACTATGACGAATGGCTTGCCACAAAGTCTGACGGCCTTTTCAAAACAGAAGCTGATTTTATTGCCGCCCTGGATAAAGTAAAAAACTACGACAGTATTGAAGTTCGTGCTAAAGAACTTGAATCAGCCGTGCCAAAATTCAAGAATGACGAGGCTAAGGCATGGTTTGAACTGGTCCAATCTGAAGAAGGCACAAAGGCGCTGAAAGACTATATCTCCGAAAAGGAAAAGGACTATAAGTCGATGTCCGACGTGGATATTATGAAAAACGCTTTAAAGGCCGAAAATCCCGCATGGGACGCAAAGCGTATCGACCTGGAATTGCGTCACAAATACGGTACGAACCTTGAAAAAATTGATACCGATGGCCTTGACCCGGAAGTAGATAAAGAGGAACTGAAAGAGGCCAACGCCCATAACCGGGAGGTTGAAAAAAATCTTGAATTATTGCAGATGCATGCTTTTGACAAGCGTGTAGCGATGATTGATAAACAAAGCAAACTAATATTACCCGAACTAAAAAAAGCAGAAACAAGTACACAGGCACCCCAGGAAACCCCTGACCAGGCAGCCGAACGTATCGCCAAATGGCAGAAAAAGGTTGAGGAAACCGTTCCTAAACTTTCAAACTTTAAGATAGACATAGACGACAAGGGAGTGGAATATGTCTGGACTGATGATGAGAAAGCGGCACAGGTAGCGGAAATGAAAGACTTCAACATTTTCAAATGGATGGAATCTGAACAGTGGACTAACAAAGATGGAACATGGAACCCGGACAAAATCGCCGAAGGTGTGCGATTACTGCGTGACCATAAGAAAATCATCGCGTCGGTCGCTTCACAGGTAAAAACCGAAGCCATACGCGCTACCATGGCGAAGATCAAGGGGATTGACCCTAATTATGTCGCCCCCAGCCCACCACAGGCGTACAACACGCTGGAAGAAGCTATGGCGGCCAAATTACAGGAGATGAGGGCAAAGGAAAATAATGTGGAACGTGAAGAAGCAGATTAAATCACTTATTTAAAAAATTAAAGTCATGCCAAACGTACCGGTAACCACTCCCAACGGCTACTCAACCCCGGATATAACCAGGGGCAGTACCCTTATCAGTGAGTTAAATATCATCAATGTAACCAACCACCTGGAGTTTTTTCAGAAGTTCGGTTGGAACCCCTATATGCTGCTTGTCCAGTTGGGCGGCGGCAAGTTGAGGATCAAGTCCAAAGAGACAACCAACAAACAATTTTATCACTACGAGGATTTTGGCCGCGCATTAGGTTACGTGACCGCCTCTGCCAACTTTACATCAAGCGGCGTTAATACTACCGCGACCGTAAATATCACCACCGGCTCATACTCTGCCAACGGCACGCGTATGATACCAGCACCCGGCCTTGTGATGTACAATGCGCAAACCGGCGTTGAATCTTACGTTGTTTCGGTAAATACCAATACGCCTTTTAACTTTAGTTTTGTGATTGCCCCTACCGTTGCCGGTACAGATGTTGCCGGGCTTGCCGGGCAGGAACTGCAATCGCGTGGGTATAAGTATTTGGGCGAAGCATCAACACCCACCACCCCGCAGGTGCGTAACATTGCCAAATACATCAATTACTGTACACAGCACCGTATTGACAACATCATCACCGACCTGGCGATGATCGAGAAAACCGACCTTATTTTTAACGGCCAACAATATTATATGGCTATGATGAAAAGAAACGACCGTGACCGCTGGATACAGGAAGCCGAATTGCTGCTGCTGGATTCAAACCTTGCCACCAACATGACCGCCGATAGCGGTACACTGGGCTTAAAGCAATGGATACAGAACTACGGTATCAATATCACTTACCCGTCGTTCAACGTGCAGTCCACCTTTTTTGACATTGAGCGTAAACTATCCGCGCAGGGCGCGCCGATGAGCATGGACTGGCTGCAGGACACTTACCAAAACGGTGACTTTAACCTTTCGTTGGGTAACGAGTTCATCAACGGCGCTATTGTGTATGATATGAGCGACCTGCGCCGGGGCTTTAAAAAGTACACCCCGATGTTCCGCGAGTTTTCTGTTACCAAGTACGTACCGATTTCAGACGAAACCATGTACGGCGCGGTAGCGGCCGGCAACCTGAACCAAAATTCGGGTTATATCCTGCCGACCGGGAAGCGCGACCTTAGCGGGGATATGTCGAAGAACGATATGCCGCAGCTTATCAAACGTTTCCAGTTGATCGAAGGACAAATGGTGTACGCATGGGAGTTCGGCGCGCTTTCTGCAAACGGTAAAACCGGCACAATGCAGAAAAACACCGCACAGATTGAGTACCCCGGCCTGACCTTTCAGGGAGCAAACCAGGGTATTTATATCAAAAAAGGTTAGTAACAAAAAATAGCTGCCCCCGATTATAGCGGGGGCAGCTTAATAAAATAATATGCCAGCAACAAAAGAAAAAAAAGCACCGTCTGAAAAGCAGTTGGCGCATTATGCGAGAATGGCAGAGCAGCGTAAGGGCATTGTAGCAACGCCAGTCGCACCAACGCCGCCGATGCACCAGCCACAAGTACAACAACCAATAAAAAAAAATATGGAAGCCACAGTAGCAGAAATTGCCCCGTACCGCCCGAAGAAAGGCCAGATCGTAGTACAAGAGGATAAACTTTATGAGTTTGAGCTCAATATCCCCGAAGAAATACGAAACAACAACAGGCCGGTAGATAAAGCCACCGGGCTGCCTATTGGCACCGGGTACCGGGCTTCAACCTCATTCCCTAACCAGGGCATTTCCTGGAACCCCGCAGCGAAAGGCGGCAAAGGCGATTGGGAGAAATGGCGATACATACAGGGGCAACCCGGTTGCTTTGTAAGCGAACAGCCCGAATTGAAGGACTACGAAAAAGAAGAAATTGACCGGATGCTCGGCGATGCCGGGAACGACCTTGAATTTAAGGACGGCAAATTGCTTGTTCGCGGCGACGCTAACGGGCAACTGACCATACAGGCGCTGACCCTTTCCGACTACAATATTGACAATCCTAAGCCACGCACAAGGCGCCCGCCTATCGAATGCTTTAAACTCAATAACCCGGATGTTATTATTGAGGAAGGCAACGACATTGATGATATTGCGTACAGGACAATGACACAGGCAAGAAATTGCACTGTTACCGAAATGCTTGCCGTATCGTCACTGATGGGTATAAACATCGATGATACCACCCCGGCAGGCTTAAACAGGATAAAATATGCTTTTCTTGCCAAAGCCAAGTACGACCCGCGCAATGCTAAGGCGAAAGAGGCGTTGCAGCAGTTTGCCGCGATCATCAACAACCCGACTACCAAAATCAAGTATTTGGTAAATCAGGGCTTGTTACGCGGGATATTATCGACAGAGCAATATCCCGGCAAGTTAAGCTGGGCAAAGTTGGAAGCGCCTATTTTTGAGCTTGAAGGCAAAATATCGGTTGCCGATGAGATAGCCTCCAGGGCTATTGACAAGGAAAAGGTGGTGTTGGAGTTATTGGAACAATTGGAAACAGAAATTAAATAATAAAAGCCATGCCAGACGAACAAGGAAATTTATTGCCCGGAGATCCGGGATATGTAGCACCGGAGCAACCAGCGGTTGTTGACGAAACGTTGGCGCAGGACCCGGTTGAAACGCCGGTAGTTGACACACCCGTTGAAGAAACACCCGAACCTCCAGCGCCACCCGCAGAACAAGCGTCAACGGAAGAACCGCCAGTGACGGTAACACAAGCGAAGTATGACCAATTGTTATCGGCGTACAAAAAGTTGAAGGTGCGGGTTGGTATCGACCCGGTATACGAAAAGCAACTTGACACCGAAGCAGGATTGTATTAAATGTTCATAATTTAGGTTTATAAATTGGTTGAGAGGGGGTTGGTTGCCCCCTCTTTTATTTTGACAAAATCAATAATTTTATTTTATATCTTTGAGCATGCCAGTGCAATACAACATTGATGACGCCAAAAAACTTTTTAACGACCGGGCGGGGACGCGCGGCGTGTCGTCAAACGTAACGCCTGATAAATTCAATAGGTTTTGGCAGAGCGCTGAATTAAAGTTTTTCAATACCCGGTATGATGAGTACTACCGCAAGCAAACAATAAGCGACAGTATCAGCAAGTGGATGAGTGATCCGCTTTGGCTACAGGTTGACGCTACGGGGAAACTGCCATTTTTTACAGACATGAATTTGCTTCATGTGGATAGCCTAAGTTCTTATCTCCCGCAACCCGATACTGGCGTAATAGGCACCATAACCATTGTACCAGGCAGCGGTTATACTGACGGCACTTATACCGATGTTGAACTTGATGGCGGAACAGGCACCGGGGCGGTAGCTAACGTTATTGTGGCAGATGGCGCGGTGACAACGGTGATATTTACTAAGTTAGGGACAGGATATGCCATTACAGACGCATTACAGGCTACGTTAGGTTTGACCGGCACCGGGTGGGGATTGGTGGTTAATACACTGAATAGCACAACCGATAAAGCCATAGAGCGTGTAGAAAAGAATAAAATTGCCAAGCATCTTTCAAGCGAGTTTGAACCGCCAACGCAGGAATTTGCCATTTATACGCAATATGCCGATTATTTTGGTTTTTACCCCATAAATGTTGGTGTGGTAAAAATGGTTTACTTGCAGCAGCCGGTTTGGTCTTTTTGGGGCTACACACTAAACGGCTATATTGCAACACTGACCGGGCTTGTAGGCGGCAGTTTGTACACTAATGGTACATACACTAACGTTCCGTTAACTGGCGGCGCCGGGAATGGCGCATTGGCAACAATCGTAGTTTCGGGCAATGCGGTAACAAGCGTTACGCTTACCAATCCGGGAAAGATTTATAAAAACGGGGACACTTTATCAGCCTCAAACGGCAATATTGGCGGGACTGGTTCAGGCTTTTCAATAACTGTGTCAAGCCTTGTGCCTGGTTCAATAAGACCGATATATGACCCGAACACGTCAGTGCAGCCAAAGTGGAATAATGATGATATCAGTACAATTATTGATATAGCGCTTGCCGATGCCGCAATTTCGGCGCGTGATAAGGAATTAACGAGTTTCGCTGAAAAATCAGCACAAACACAACAATAATGGCACAAGTAACCTACCGTAAGTTTAGCCAGATCGTCATAAAGGCGCATTACGATGCTTATCCCACGGCAGAATCGGGAATAAGTGAGCGTTTTATTGCCGAACGCACAGCGATGAAGGTTGCTAAAGCAGCGGTAAAATCAGCCTATGGCAATTCAAATTTATCAGAGGCCACCTACGCGAATGACCAATTTATAAGTGTTTTCAACAACTGCCCATTGCTCACCGATAGTTCCACGGGGAACAAATACGCTGTTATGCCGGCCACGCCAGCCGGGCTACCATTAGGGCGGGAAATAGCGCAAATATCATTTACGGGCTATCCTAACGTGTGGTGTGTGCCGATGAGCAATCGGTATGAGTTTATGCAAAATGGATTGCCACCAATCCCGGCGCAAGAGGGGATACAGCTTTTTAAAGTTGAAAATGGCAATATCGTTTTTGAAAACTTACCGTCGATTATAACTGGGCCGGTAAATATGAAGTTAGTCGGTGCAGTCCCACCGGGAACGACTATACTTGACAGTGTGCTAAACGTTCCAAAGGACGTACAGGATGATATTATGCTTGAACTCCTTAATGAACTTGCAATGGATTACAAGATACAACAACAAAATATTTCAACAGGGGAGCCAGTATCATGAGTAAAATCAGCGTTAAGCAATTGGTAATGGAGTATTTGGGCTCAAAAGACGAAGGTTCTGATCGTTTTATCCGCCTGTATAATATTGCACGTTTACAGGGTATGCGCAAATTTCAGATGGATGTTACTGGCTCGTTTCGTACTCAATTGCTCCAAATAAACTCTAACGGTACAGTTCCTTTTCCATCAGATTATTTGGATTATGCAATGGTTGGCATTGTCAACGAGTGTGGCGAAGGTGGACCACTATGGCACAATGAGGATATTATACCCATAAAACAGGCGTTTATAGCCTCTCAAAATAGCCAGGTGGGTGTACCTACCATTCCCGGCTTTATCGATCAATTAAGCGCGCCCGGATGGCCTTTGTTTTGGCTCAACTACCAGGATGGGAGCGAATATTATCATTTGTATGGTTTTGGCGGCGGCGCACCGCGCTACGGTGAGTTTAGCGTTGACGATAATGCAAGGTGTTTTCTTATTAATCCCGGCTTCCCGTTCGATAGTATTTTAGTGGAGTATTTGACCAATGGCTTTGACTGTGACTGTAATCAGTATATGATACATACTTTTGCCGCCGATGCTTTTATGGCATGGCTACGGTGGAAAGATAACATCGACAAAAAGGGTGTTAGTGGTGGTGAAAAAGAGAGGTTGCGATTGGATTTCGCACGTGAGAAGAAAATGGCAAAATTAAGGCTAAATCCCGTTAGGATTTCAGAAATGGAAAAAGTTTTTCGATACCATACCAAATTAGTAGCAAGGGCATAAAAAAAGCCCTCTTTCTCGCAAATCGGGCTTTTTATACAACACTAAGTATTAAAATGAAATACAAAAGTCCACAAATATAATAAAAAATAAATTGGCTCAAACCGACAATTACAAGCGAACTGGAAATGCCGGTGGCATGGACACCGAAAGTGCATTTGAAGACATCGACCCGCGCGATGCCGTCAGTCGTGTCAATTTGAGAAACGTAGGGACGAAAGGCCAAGAGTTAGGCTACGACACAAATATTGAATCAACCATTGAACTTTCCGGATCTTTACTTCCCGGCATAAATTCGGTCATTGGCGGCGGAAAATTTGATGACGTTGGAGAAATTGTTGGTTTTCGTTACAACAGTGCCGGGAACTGCCAAATAATCCTTTACAGCAACGCAACCAATACCTACAGCGTTATTTACACCGATATTACCGATAGCGGTGGCGCAACATTATTACCACTCAACCCGCAGAACCAGGTAACAGCAATTTTAATCAATAAAACTTATTTGATATGGTGGGCTAAAGACCTTGAAGTGGGTTATTGCAACTTGCAAACGCTGGCTGCAGGTGATTATGGCCCGACAGTGATATGGGAAGATTTATCACTGTTAAAACCGCAGAATATGGCACCTATTGTGCCTGTTCCCAATGCCACAAGCCCTGACGTGATTACATCCGGTTACGGCAGCGACCTGGGGCAACCCGCAAACCTGCTTTTTTCAAAGCTACCGCAGTTTTTAGTTTATGGAATAAATGCTGACTTTAACTATTCAGCGCCGGGCACGCGCGGCAAGCGGTTTACGCCATACCAGGAAAATACCCCAACGCTTGGCGCGGCGGTATCGCAAAATAATTACATCGTGGTAGCCGTTCAACTTTGGTCAACCCGGTTGGTAACCATTAACGTTGCTATGCAGTTTGATGACAGCGGCCAGTTCCAAATCATAAAATCGGTTGATGTTGCTTACATAAAATCATTGCCTAATACGCAGGTTGACGTATCTACAGAAATACACGAGGCATACGACCCCGGCACAAGTACCTATTATTTTACGTTTTACAACAATACTGTTACCATACCGGTTGACAGTAATTTTACCGACCTGCTTTATGATGTGATATGGCCGGCGAACGCGGGGGCGCTGCTTAACGGCAATATCCCGGCTTTGGGCGACTGGAAAATGCTTTATCCACGCCCCGTTACGCCTGTTACCGTGGCCGGTGTTGGCTATAATCCGAATATTGCTATCCCGGCAAATACCTATCCCGATCCGCTGACGGCAGGCCCATCATTCCCCGGTGCATCAGGTAGCGGCGCCGGGAACCATCGCAGGAATATGTGGATAATTTTAACGGGTACGCCGCATACAAATGACGTGGTGGTTATTATTGATGCAGACATCAGAAACGCAAGCTCCATAAGAAATTTTTCATATACTGTACCGATAGCGCAGGATGGCAATTTACTGGCCGTGGTGACCTCTATTGCAGAAACATTGAGCGGTAGTTATCAAACAGCGCCGGGCGGGGGCTACCAGATATTTTGGACGGATGCACCATATTTCGGGTTGCAAACCTTTTCGGTAGAACTTTATTTCGCCGGTGCTTCGGTAGCCAACTCCATACCGACCATGCTTGACAATTGCTCGGTACAAACGGCAATAGGCTGGTTCGACTATAAGATGAGGCCAATGCCGGTAACAACAGACAACAGCAATATAGTTACATTACCCTCATACGCGCAGCAGAACGGTAATGCCACACAACTAAACTTTACTATAAATACAACAGCAGCCCCGGCAGGCGCGGCTTTCGGGCAGATAATGGTTACTAAGCCAAACGTATTGAAGGTTTTGGATGTTATCTCTACCCTGGTAACATTTAAGGGCAGCTGGGATGCGCGTACCAATAGCCCCGGTTTGGCTATAAATAGCGGGAACATTGGCGACACCTACCAAATAACAACCCCGGCAAGCCCGGCAAACCTTGTCGTGGCCGGAGCGGATTACACTAACCTTGGGCATAATGATACCTATAATACGGGTGACTACATTACCAATGTGGGCGGGACTACCGGAGGTGCGGAAGCGGGGCAATACTACGCTGTCCTACCAAAGACATTCGGCAATCTTGCTACGGCAGAGGGCGGCATACTGGTTTTTAGCCTCAACTCATTATCGCTATTAAACGCCGAATATTCACAGCAGGGAGTAAGCACCAATTTGGTGTATGACTTTGCGCCTGGCGACAGGTGTACGCTGCATTACTGGATCGCATCTATCGGCGCTGTAAATACCTTTAGCATTACACCCGGAACCGGATACACTAATGGAACATACACTAACGTATCATTGACAGGCGGTACCGGGACTGGCGCGATAGGCACGGTAACAGTGGCCGGGAACGTTGTAACAGGCGTTGTGATAACCACCGCTGGGAGTGGCTATACCGTGGGTGATGTGCTCACAGGAACGGTAACAGGCGGCACCGGATGGTCATTAACAATCGTATCCTTAGTAACCAATGGGAACAACTTTTTCAATCAGCCGTGTGTTGACTTAGCCGTTTTAGGCTATGATGCCGGGACTTATTTGGTAAAGGTTGAAAATTCAGCAGCGTTCACATTTAACAACGGGCATATTTATTACAACGGTTTTCAGATCGATGGCCGGGCAATATTTATGCGGCTTTATTCCCTTGCGCCGCAATCAGCCACGGCAAGCACTGCGCTTAACACCACAGAGTGGTTTGAGATCGGTGAACCGATACCGGTTGTAAACGGCGTAATTACCCAAACTGCATTTAATATTAGCGTAGGCGCTTATTATAAGACCAGGCAGTTCCCTGACCCGATAAAGCCATATACAAATCCACCGATAGGCGTTTTGGCAACAGACTTAAATTACAGTGACTTTTACCAATCGAACTATCATTCCTATGGGCGGGTACGAACCTATTATGATGTGCTTGAGCAAAGCGAGCAACAGGCGCTGATAATTACCGGGCAGCCATATGTTTTGGGGAGCCGCATAAACGGGCTAAACAGGGCTTATCCCGCGCATATTTACGGCAACAATAACGGGCAAACATCATCAAGCAAGGGCGGTATTCAAATTATGGACCAAGTGGGGCAGGAACTATGGGTATTGCAGGAATTAGGCGTTTTCAGGATACCGGTTAATGAAGCGTATACGGTATTGAACGATGAACTTACAGGCCAGTCCATAAGTTCAATATTGCTTAATAACGGGCGGTACGATAACGAAAACGTTGGCATAGGCTTAACAAAGGCATATTGCAGGCGATATAGTACCATGTATTTTATTGACCCTAATAAATCATTGCCTTACCGTATTGTTGCAGGCCGGATAGAGCCGATAAGCGGTAAAATGACGAAGTTTTTTCAGAACCTATTGCAACTGGCGTACTCACAGGGAAAACGTATAAATTTTTACTATAGTGATTATTACGAAGAAGCGGTATTAACCATTGAGGCAGACGGTGGACAACTTTTCTTTTTCCCGTTCACGCTGGCCGATTGGAACCCATTTAATAGCTATGTCATTACCCCCGGCGATGTTTCGGCTACGCCTAACGGTGCGCATTGCACCGCAAGCTATAACGGCGCTACCGGGGTTGTTACCTATACCCCAACGCCGGGCTATAGCGGCGGCGATACAGCGATGTTTAGTTTCACTCCCCCTGGCGGCTCGTTAACCACAATCAACAATTGTTTAAACTGGATAGCGGGTGATACAACGGTAAATCCTTTTAGCTTCATAGCGATCACAGGGCAGCCATTGAATACCGTGGAGCCAAGTATCAACAACGTGACGGTATCGGGGCCGAATATTGCTGTACCGATTAGCATATCGGGCGGCAGCGGACAATACAGCATCAATGGTGGTGCATGGACAAGCGCGGCCGGCACAACGGTAGCCGGGGACAGTATACAGGTGCGGCTTACCACCAGTGCAAGCAATTCAACCTCGGTAAGCACAACATTGACCATAGGTGCGCAAACCGGGACGTTTACGGCGACAACCTTAGCGGCTGCGGCAGGTAACTACAGTATCTACAGCCAGTACAACGTTGGTATTTCGGCGGTAGCCAACGGCACCTGTTCGGGCACACCGGTATTTGCAGGCTTCCCTATGAGCAACGGGCAGCGTATTTATGCTGCATATACAACCACAGGCGGAGCAGGGTTAACCGTAAAGGTAACCGGTACTGGCACACCGTCTTTCCCTGGACACACGTATTTAGCGCTATTCGTTGGCGGTGTACAGGTTAGTTCAGTTTTATATACCGGCCCGAACGACTATTTTCTTACTTTTACTGGAACGGTTAACGACCCGACAACAATACAAATTATTTGCCTTACAATGTGATATGTCATACAGCGCGTTAGAAAATACTCCGATACAAGTTAATTTGCTGGTTGCAGCCAATGATACAGGTTGGTCTGTTCCTGGCGATGGAACAGCGGTACATTCATCGTGCAACGGGGGTTATATTACACTTGAAAGCTATCCTGTAAAAACTGGTCAGGAATACCAGGTAAGTTTTATTGTTCAATCCATATCGGGTGGTGGTGAAGTAGAGTTGGTGGCGCCGGGCGCTACAATAGTTCCCAGGACAACAGCAGGGTTGTACGTAGAAAATATTACACCGTTATCAGACGGAAATTTACAGTTTTATTCGGATGCCAATTGTGTGATCGCTTTTTTCAACGTAAAACCAGTTTCAAGCAATCCCGGCACTACCATTGTTTATTCAGCAACCAATTCAGCAAAGCGCGGTATGGCTATATGGAGCGATACGCGCACGTTTTATCCTGATTTCGGATGGTCATTGTACACAAGAACGATAGTTGCTAACAACGGCGCTTTATGGGCATTTGACAACGGCGACCAATCGGGCAGTACCAATAACTTTTTTGGCACACAATTTCAGAGCTCAATAAAATTTGTCGAGGCCAAAGACCCGCAGATCGTAAAAGATTTTGAGGCATTGACCTACCAGGCAAATCAATTGTTGATTACCACCGAAGACGGTGTGCAGACAAGTTTAGGCCAAATAAGCACATTGATTGATACAGACTTTATAAAGCAAAAACTACAGGACGGCGGTTTAGAAGTTATATCCTACCAAAATGATGGGGTTTATTCCGCTTCGTTTTTAGGAGATGAAAATGATAATGGTGGAATTACAAATGGCGTCGGACTTAGGGGTTCTTTCATTATAATTGAATTAATTACTTTTAATGGCTCAACTCCATTAACTTTGTTTTCAATATCGGTGCGCAGCAAACCAGTATTTTTGGGTTCGAGGCCTTTATAAACTAATTTAAAAATCATGCCATACACAGAAAATTGCACAAAATCCGTTGGGTACACAGACCTGAAAGCGTTAAGCTTTGAGGAATGTATTTACTTTTTTTCAACTCCACACGAAGGAGAGGGCAGTGAAATTATATCAGAGACAGAAGATTTATCAAGCGATAATGAACTACCTAATGATTGCGTTAGAATTGGTTTTTTAAAACTAAATAATGACGGCACTTCTCTTATGACGGTTAAAACAATAAAAAACCCTGTTTATCGTCATATTGGCGTATTAAATATGTGTAACCCGGATATAAACCAAAATACAGCTTTCCGTGAATATCGCAGTACCATCCAATCTAACAAAAAAGAACTTGATGATAAAATTCGCAAGCAAATTATTGATGAAATAAAATTTTGTATTGCTATTGATATGGGTGTCGATATATCCAAAGTAGTGACCTTTGGTTCAAAAAAGTAGAAGGATAATTATGCCAGTAACGGGAGACCCCATATCGCCAAACTACACTAAAACCAATGACCCTGATGTGGTGATTGGGAAACACGGCGCACGAATAACCCGGCAGGAATTTGAGCAAGCCAATAAAAACGGGTACGCATGGAAAGACTTTGATGCCTATGCTGATTATGTTGGTGGCTGGGCGCACCCGCTAACCAATCCAATTGTTTTTCATCAATATTATGGGCATTATGGGAATGGGCAAAACATACCGGGATTGGACGTAGCTATTATACAGGCTAAGTACCAGAACGACCCACGGGTACAGGACATTTTAAAGAGAGCGGTTAGCAGGCCCGGAGAGGTTCCTGTATTCGGCCCCGATGATGGGGATTATGTAAAAGCACTTATAGCAAGGGAAAAGGTAATGTCACAAGCATCTAATGACCCTAATTTCAGATTATCACAAGCGGTATCCGCGATTAAACAAAAACAATAATGCTGACCCAAATCCCCGTTGAAGAATTGTTGCCTTTTATTTTAAAAGCCTTTGACGGTGATGTTGAGTTGCCAAAGTACCATATTTCGGATAAAGATTTTGCCTGGCATACGTTTGATGAGATTTGCAAGACAAGCGAAATGATGCCATTGGTATGTTATAAAGTAGGTGATTTTGGGTTTACCGTACTATCGACCGGGTTGCTTTACAGCTTCGGGATAAACGTTGAATACCGTACGCCGGAGATACTAAAATTATGGTTTTCTGAAATATTAAAAATTATGCCTAAGTTTGAGTGCATATTGCATGGCAAAAATAACCGGGCAATAGATCACCTGATAAAACAGGGAATGACAGTTAAGGAAAATTTAACACTATTAACCATTTAAACAATTATTACGATGCCCCTCGGTGGCTTGATAATAGGCGGTGCCGGACTCCTGCTAAATGCGGGAGAAGGAATTGCGCAAAATGCGAAGGCAAACGCTATTAAACCTAAAGACCCTGTTTATAATATACCCCGTGAGTTTTTTGAAAATCGTGAGATAGCGAGGCAAATGGCGCAATTAGGGATACCACAGCAGCAGTATAATAACGCGGTTGGTAATATCAATCAAAGCGAGGCTGCAGCCATAGCAGCGGCGCAAAACAGCAATAATCCGGGTGGCGCTATTGCTGCTATCAACAGGCAGGGTAACCAAGCGAAAGCCAAGCTGGACGCAGAGGACGCACAGGCGCGACAAACCAACCAGCGTTACTTTATCAATGAAAATGAGAAGTTGGCCGGGCAGGAACTACAAAAACAACAAAGTGATGTTTTTGACAAGTTTACGCGCGATTTTAATCAAATGCAGGCATACCGTGGCGCTTCGATGCAAAACTTCAATAATTTAGCAGGCGGTGCGCAGCAATTGGGTGAAACGGTTCTTAACTATAAAGCCAATAACCCGTCTCAAACAATGGGGCAGCGGTATAATCTTGACCCTATTGCAGCGACAAACCCAAGCTCACCTAATATAAATGCAACCCCGCCTAATCCGTTCGGTGGCGCTTCGCCTGTTCCCTATCCGGGGATGTTTAAGCAATGGAACGGCGTAGATCAGTCACTTTATCAACCATTAATATAATGCCGGGCGTAGGAAGACTTGATATCGGCATTGGTGAGGGGGCAGCCCAGGTGTTCGACCCACATCCTGCTATTCAGCAGTACGGGCAAATACTGGCGCAACGTCAGGCAAAGCATGACCAGGAAGTAAAGATGTTGGGGGATGAACTTGCCAAAGGCTATGACCCTACTGTATTGCGTAATGATGCCGACCGGCAACAATACCTCAAAAAATATGGTGATATAAAAACTTCAGCTATCCAGGCTGAAAACGAAAAAGACCCGACTAAAAAAGCATTGGCGCTGGCGCAGGTAAGGCAACAGTTAACTGATTTGGGCGCATGGGCAGAGGGGAGTAAGAAACAAGGCGTTTTTGAACGACAGGTAGCTATGGAGCATTTCAAAAACCCGTATATGCTTGACGACAATTCGGCGCAGCAGTTAAAGTCGCAAATGCAAAAACCGTGGGATGATCCGGGAACTATTAAAGATGTGACCGGTTTTGAAAGAGGCGTTGATCCCGCTAAAATAGATGCTGAATATCAGAAACACAAGGATATGATATTAAAGGGATCAAGCGTTACCTACGATAACGGTGTTTTAAGCCCCGTACAGAACATTTTGGGCAAGAAGATGGCCACGCTTACTCAAAATAGAATTGTGCCGTTTCAGGACGCTTATGAGCATACATTGAACTATGCCACAGCCGATGCTAACTATCAAAAGTATTTACATGACAAATACCCGCAGATCGTTACAGATGACCCAAAAACGACATTGGCATTGCGCGTGAGGCAGGATATGATTGCAAGGGGGGATGACAAAGGCTTTTACGACAAGCCAAAGACGAGGGAGGTTGAGGGGTACAAACCGCAGGACCCGGTAAGGCCGTCGTTCGACGATATACAGTATTACAATAAGTACGGAACGTGGCCGGTTAAAAACGATGTTGCCGGGCAATCTAACACGCCGACCTACAGGCAAAAACTTGTAGGCGACATTTTAGACGGCGTTCTTGAAAGCGGTGAGCAATTGCAGGCTAAAATAGCGGCAGATCCATCGTATGCAGGAAATTTAAAGATCGAAAAGGGGACAGGCAGAAATGTAGCAGGTCAAATAGCCTTTACTATCCCGCCTAAAAGAAAGTGGGATAACGCTAACAGCGCGTGGGTAGAAACAGCTCCGGCAAGAACTGTTTGGATTGACCCTAAAGACAAAAACGCCAAAATCAAACTGAATGAAATGATAAATGAGGTGACCGGCGAAAAGGTGGATATTTCAGCATTGGAAACACCTGGCGGGAAAAAGCATGTTGGAGTGCCGGTAAATCAAACTTATAAAGCGACTGACGGCAAATCATATTCCCATAAAGACTTATTAAAAATGGGCTATACGGAACAACAAATTGAAGAAGCAAAAAAATTAGGCACTTTAAAATAACATGGACGGCGGCGTAACTACACAAGACCCACCAGTTAAAGACCCGTTAGGGATACTAAAACCACCGGCGAAGCAATCCGACCCATTAGGATTGTTATCGCCAAAAAAAAAACAACAATCGGTCGATTTTACGCATGGCTATCAACCTACTGCACAGGATATTCAGCAAAAGAAAGCCTTAGAAGATGTGCAGCGTGGTGCCGAGCAATCTGCCAGTGGCTCAAATCATTCCCAAAATATCCCGGTTGACCCATCTTTACAGGCTTATTGGAAAAGTTTGTCGCCACAAGAACAAACAGCGTTAAACAGCCATAATCAGCAGGTGCAGCAAGCGCACGATGCCGAAAGTATTGTTGCTACGCCAAAAGCAGAACAAGAGGCATACGCCTATTCTCAAACCCCGATTGGCAAAGTTGTAAACACCACAAAGTATATTGCCCAAAAAGCCACCAAAGGTGCGTTACAGGTTGTTAAGGGCGCGGCCTATCTTGCACAGTTGGGTAAAAACGCACAGGCAGGATTAGGCTTTACGGATACGCACGATTTTGATAATGCCTTTAAAAAAGCCGATACAGCAACTGATTTTTTGTCGAAAGGTGACCAAGCACGGGTTGAGGATAGTAAGGTGATGTCGAACTTAGGGGGACTTGCCGAATATATCCCAGCCATGGCCGCGGCAGAGGGTACAGGCGGAGCAACGCTATATTTGCAGGGGATGGGACAGGGCAAAGAGACAATGGACAAAGCCGAAGCGAATGGAGCAAAAATCAACCCCGTTGTTAAAAACGCTTTTATCTTAGGCACGGGGGCGGTGAACGGTTTTTTAATGGGCGAAGCTGGTAGTAGTATTTTCAAATCATTGGGTACCGGCTTAAAAAACGATGTGGTTTCAGAAATAACAGCCAATGCCATAAAAGAGGCGGCTGGCAAAGAAATAACGGCACAGGGATTTACCGACCTGTTAAAAAAAGGCGCAAAAGATTGGCAGGATAAAGCATTGCAAGCGGGTACAAATTATCTTAAAAACACACAACATGCCATAGTTAACTTGGGTGCTTTGAATGTTGCAGACTTCGCCCTTAAAAAAGGCGTTGACGCTACTACCGATCAGCCGGTGTTTAATGAGACGCCTGGTAATTTGGTTGAGGGGTTGGGCAATGTAATAAAGACGGGTGCGATGTTCGGCGCGGCAGGCTCGATAGGCGACATAACCAAGTTAACGCCGTTTAGCCAGTATAAAAATGCGGTGGTTGATAATTTACTGCATGACAGCAGTGATGAGAACGTGGCTAAAACCAAAGAATTTATTGCGCAACAGGGGCAGCAACAAGGCTGGTCGCCGGAAGAAATACAGGCTACGAATGCCCATGTTGATGAACTGGCTAAAGTGACCAAAGTGTTACCAAAGGGATTACCGCCTGAAAAAGCTAATAAAGCGGTTGAACTTGTTATAGGGCGTAATGACTTGCAAAAGCAGTTGAATGAGGTACAAAAGCAACGCCAGGCGCTTGACCCGGCTTTCCAGGAGCAAATAACACCACAGGAGCAACTATTAACCGATAAGATAGAACAAGCTAACGACAAGTTGAAAGACTTGGCTACGGGCAGCAAAATGACCTATAGCAAAGGAACGGGAGATGATGAAGGTCTATTTTTTAAAACAGTAAATGGCAAAAGCGAAGAAATTACACAAAGCAGATATGACCTTGAAAAAACCGAGCGTGATGCTGCGGCAACCCAAAATAGTGCACCTGATGCGAAACCATTACCTGACCAACCACAGGAGAATGCACCCGGAGGCGCGGCGGTGGCTGGTAACAAGCCTGATGAAGAAACTACGAATAATCAAATAACTAATCCAAAAAGCGATGAAAGCAAAAATGATGGCTCCAAAAAAGGAGAAGAAGCCCAAAGCGGCCAAGATGCCCAAAAAGGAAATGAAGAAGATCAAAAAGATGAAAAAGGGGTACTGAAAGTAAAATCCGGGGAGGCCAAAACTGAACCGGGTATTACGCCAAACAAACAAATCAAGGCAAATCAAAAAATAGCATCAAACGAGCTTTCAGCTAAATACGGGTTGAAAGATAGTGATGGCGAAATTTTATTTTCGCAATTTAAAGACAAGCCTGCTTTTGATCCGTTTGAGAAAGATGATGAAAAAGAAGTTGGATTGGATGGGCGAACAGTTAACTCTATAAACATAGAGGATGTACCACCCATGCTAAAGGGTGCGTACAAAAACTTAGTTAAAAAAGGTTATTTACACGAATATGACGGGAACAATTATTTAAGCGAAGACGGTAAAAAATATATCGACGCAGTTAAAGCCCGTTTAGAAACACGAAAAGCGATTAAGTCCGGGACAGACCTTTTTCCCCGTGATGCTGGTTTAACCGCGGAAGAAACCGGCAAACTTTCTAAACTACCACTTGCCGAACATTCAGAACTGAACACTATTTTAAAAAATGAACATGGAATATCTATTCAAGACCTGAAAGATGAACACGAAGAACGAAACAGCGGCAGCCAAAAACCTGCGAAAGCTTCAACTGATGAGAAAGCTATTCAACAACCCGAAAATGACGGCGTTGGAAATGCTGGAAAAGATCCACCAGGCGAAAGCGCTGAAAGAGGCAAAAGCCCAAAGAGCAAAGCAACTTTTAAGAAACCGGATAAGCCAATCCTTACAGCCGACGAAGAAGCACGGCGCGTAGAACTGCGTAAAAAGTTTAGCGGCACTTTTCGTACCGGCGTTCCCGGAAAGGAATTGTTTGATAAAGAATTTTATGAGTATGCCGGACTTATTTTTAAAGAGGCCAAAGGTGAGTTTAAACAATTTGCCAAAACGCTTATCGATGAGGTTGGCGAAAAGATACGCGAACATTTACAGCACCTATGGGAAAAATCAGGTGGTAAGCCCGAAGATATTTCAAAAATAGAAACGAGTGAGCCAACCGGGGTGAGGAATGCTGATGTTGAGGCGGAGCGCGGTAAAAGCATTGACAGGACACATAAAACCCGTGAGGAAATAGAAGCGGAAGGCAAGCGCCTTGTGGATAGCGGCGATATGAACCCCGATAAATTTGCGAAAGATTTGATTGATAATCCACGTCCCATAACCGCCGAGGAGCAATCTGCGTTACGTTATCATAAAGCAAAGTTAAACGCTAAACAACGGGCTTTATTTAAAGATAGTGAGAGTAATCCTGATAATATTGCCAATAATCAAATTGAGTATGCCCGTAATGAGGATTTAATTGAACTAAACAGGCAGGCAACCGAAATAGCCGGTAACGAAACAGGCCGGGCGTTGGGCGACCGCCAGGGGGCGCTTGACGAAGATTATACGCGGGTTAATATCTTGCGGCGGGCAAAGATGGCAAATAATATGGAGCCATTGGACGCAAGGGATGAGGCTGAATTGATTAAACGAACAAAACGTATTGAGGAGCTGGAAAATAAACTTGCTGACCGGGAAGAAGAAATACGTAAACTACAGGATAAAACAACCGTATCAAAAGTTAAGCTGGTTGCAGAAAGCGAGGAACGTAATGCAAAACGGGAGATAACCAAAGCATCATTGCGCAAAGAACGGGAAGGGATATTGGCTGATCTTCATTTAATCGCCAAAAAAGCACGTTCATCTGCCGGGGCTAATAAAATCCCAGTTGAAATGATTGTGCCGTTAACTAAGCTGGCGCGAAACTATGTTTTGGATGGTGCTATATCTATCGCACAGGTTGCCGATAAAATTTACAATGACCTTAAAGATCATCTTGATGGAATAACTAAAGACGATATTATCCCAGTGGTTGCAGATGGCTTCAATGATTATCTGCGGGAACAAAACGAGTTAAGGCTTAGCCGTGCAAAGAAATTACAAAAGACCAAACTTGCTAACCTTAAAGATGAAAACTATGAGAAAAAAGTTTTTAAGAAAATATTAGTTGACGTTGATTATTTGAATATCCGGGCTGAAATTAACCGGGAGCAGCAACGGATAAACAAAAAAATCAACGATATTGAAAACAGCAAAAAATCATGGAACAGGAAAGCGGTTGATATAGCCGTACGTTACGGCAGGCAGGCAAAACTTGCTTCCGTTACCGTATTAGGCAAATTGGCGGCCACGGGTATTGTAACAGCCGGTATAAAACCGTTTACAGAAGCAATTGGTAAGGGATGGTCGGCTATTTTGCCAAAAATATCAAAGCTATCAAAAATTGAAGGGAGTGTATCCCGTTCTGAATTGAAACAAGCCGCGGATTTAACCGGAAGCGTAGGTTCCATATCGCAGGCGTATGCCAGGGCAGCAACCATAGGTATGAAAGATGCGTGGCAGGAACTATCGCAAGGGGGCAGCAACCTTACGGCATTATACAAAGAGCGCGGCGCTAACCTGCCGTCAGAGGCCAAAGAATTTTTCGGGCACCTGCACAGCGCTATAAAAGCTCCGATAAAACGCTTTGCATTTGAGTTGTCGTATGCCAAACGTGCGGCAAAGGCGATACGCGCTGGCCTCGACCCGCTTGACCCGGTTATTGATGCTCAAAACAGGTTAGGTGCTTATAAAGACGGCGATAGGGCTATTTTTATGGGCGACAACGAACTATCATCTATTTATGAAAATGCAGTTGGTAAACTTGAAAAGAGCAAATCATCTACAGCAAGAACAGCAGCAGCCGCCTTTCGTATTTTACTACCTTTTGTAAAGGTGCCTACCAATATTGTGCTTGAAGGCGCTAAATACTCATTCGGGTCGGTATCAGGGATCGCACGGCTTAGCAGGGCTATGTTAAAGGGATTTGATAACTTGGAGCCCGAAGAAGCGGATATAATACTTGAACATCTAAAAAAAGGCAGCGTCGGCGGAGCCGCATTATTGCTTGGCTTTTTTAACCCGCAGGCATTTGGCGGGTTTTATCAACCAGGCCATAAAAAAAAACCTGGAGAGACTGGTTTTAATAAGGTAAAGGTATTTGGCGTAGAGATGCCTGAATTTTTAACCGAGCACCCGGTATTTCTTGCGGCGCAGGTTGGCGCAAGTTTTAGGCAATTATTAACTAAGTTTGGCAAACACGATGATGCTATAGGCGCTGCCGGGTTGGCAACGATTAGCGGACTTGCATACCGTGTGCCACAGGCAGAGGAAATAAAGCGGCTGGTTAGCTTGACACAGCACATTACAAATTTAAATGCTTTAACTAAATTTGGTGCAGAAACATTAAAAGGAGAAGTTGAACCTGCAGCAATGCAGCAACTTGCTAAACTTATTGATCCTAAACAAAGGGAGCCTAATATTAAAAAAGGGAAGATGAGATATGTAATTCAAAAACTTGAAAGCGGGGTGCCCTTTGCAAGTAAGAATGTTGATGAAAAAGGGAGGTCAGTTGTGGTCGATCCCGCAATGCAGATAAATAAATAAAGATTATGGCAGATTATAAACCAAGAATTACCAAGAAACCAATGTTGACCAAAATTAATATTGAGTTTATCCCACACCATCAGCAACGGTACGAAACCGTAGGCGACTATTTTTTTGATGTTGACGGCGTATTACAAATACGTATAAGCCAAATGAAGGTAGAAATACATGCAATGGCTGTGTTGATACATGAGCTTACTGAAATGGCACTATTGCGCCATGAAGGAAAAGTAACTTTTGAGGATGTTGATAAATTTGATTTTGAATTTGAGGAAAAGCGAAAACGTGGTGAGGTTGATGACGAAGAAGAACCAGGAATGGCCGTAGATTGTCCCTATCGCGATCAGCACCTTATCGCTACATCAGTGGAAATGGCGGTGATTGCTTCGGCAAAAGTTAGCTGGAAAGAGTACGAAGATGAAATTTACGCGTTGTGATAATCATAGCCAAAATATGTATAGAAAGCATAGTCGCAATACTGTTATATTTGGCACTTATTACAACAAAATCCGAAGGTTTGAAATCGGTATTTAAATTTATAGTTGCAATTACATTATTGGCTTCAATCGCCGGTATTTGTTGGTGGTTTATTTAAAGTTATGGCAGAGTATTTAGGGACAAAAACAGCAATGGTGGTGGCGCCAGGTATGTACATGAAAGTGGCGGAGCGGCTTGCGCGTGACTTTAAACACGTTTACTACCACGACCCATTTTGGCGCACTGCTTTCCCTAAATTCAATGACGCGCAAATCGGGGAGGGCTTGCTTGAAACAGAGGGCGTTGAAAAAGTAAACGACTTTTGGAATTATATTGACGCGGTTGATCTATTTGTTTTCCCGGACTGCGGTTTTTCTGATTGGTCCGATTACCTTATTTCAATTGGCAAGCGTGTATGGGCAAGCGGAAAGGCAGATGCTTTAGAACTTGAACGTGTTGAAACGTTGGAATACTTTAAAGAGTTGGGATTACCTGTACCGGAATACGCAGAGGTTCATGGCTTAGACGACTTGAGAAAGTACCTCCAAAAACACGAGAATGTGTATGTGAAAGTATCGCAATTTAGGGGGACGATAGAAACTTTTCACAGCGCCAGTTATGATTTAGTGTCCCCTCTGCTTGACAAATTGGAAGGTGAATTAGGCCCCGTAAAGAACCTTTTAGATTTTTCGGTATTTTCACCTATCGACGGAATTGAGTTGGCTGCCGATCTTTACACGGTGGGAGGTAAATACCCATCTAAGGTGGCGGTTGGTTTTGAGGTTAAGGATATGGGTTGGGCAGCTAAGATAAAGCCATACAGCACTTTATTTGAACCGATAAAGGATTTTAATACTAAAATATCTGAAACACTTAAAATAAATAACTATCGAAATTTTTTCAGTGCGGAAATGAGGGTGACCCAGAAGGGTGTCGGTTACGTTACTGATTGCTGCTGTAGACAACCATCGCCAGTAAGTGAGGCTTATTATGAGTGGATAAGTAATTTTTCAGAAATACTATGGTCTGGTGGGAACGGCGAGTTTTTAGATGCGGAATATTCTGAACCTTTTGCGATGACCTTAGTTATTACATGTGATTTTGCTATGGAGCATTGGGTGGGCATATCGTTCCCTAAAGAGGTGGCTAAATGGATTAAACTGCGTAATTATACAATTGTGGATGAAATCTACTACGTCGTACCAAATACCATAGATAAAAACGATTGTGTAGGGGTTGTGGTGATGACGGGAAACTCACTGGAAGATTGCGCTACTAAAATAAATAAAGTGGCCGATCAGATAAAGGGTTACCGAGTAAAAGTAACCTGCGCCACAGTTTCAGAAATTCAAAAAGAAATTGACAAAGGCATTAAGATAGGAGTTTCTTTTTAGCGTTTCTTATCCTTCTATTCTCAACACTTCTTTTTTTTTACTATTTCCTTATTTCGCAGATAGTATTCTTTCCCATAAGCACTGGCCTTGTCTTTATTATTTTTGTAGTACTTTTTTCCTCTTTCACTAAATACTTCGGGGTTTTTTAACCTTGCTTTCTTTTTTCTTTCGTATTCTAATCTTTTACAATCGTCGCAACGACAACCGCACTTATAACATTCAAGGCTTGGGTGTTCTTTCGCTCTTTTCCTGCCTTTGTTACGGGCGTCCGCTTCATTATCTTTAGGTGTACCTAAGAATAAGTGATCTGGATTTATACATGGTGGGTTATCGCACTTATGGCAGACCAGTAACCCGTTAGGAATTTCTCCAATATTGATGATATATGACAATCTGTGTGCTAAATATGGAGTATGGTTGTGACCTATCACTCCATAGCCTGCTTTATTCTTTCCGGCTAACCACTCCCAACACCCTGTTTCAAGGTTTTCTTTATACTTAGATTTAAGTATTTCTTCTATTGGTAAAAGCCTCTTTGGCATAAAATTTAAAAGTCCCATTTCGGAAATCATAAGTTGCAGTTATGACACCAAAACAGGACAATTAATATTTTCGATACGCTCTGCAACAGCGTTTTTATTTTATATGCTAATTTACGAAAAAGATTTATCTTTACAAATAAAAAAGGAGGCTATTTTGGAAGTGCTAATTTCAAGTTCTAACGATATCTACCAAGTAAATATGGATGTGGTTAGCAAGGTGTTAATCATTTCGGGCGTAAATAATTTTCCGTTGGATGTAAGTTCATTGAAAGAAATTTACGACACCACGCATCCGGGATCCATAGGTTTACCAAATGACAACGAGTTTGCCTGGTTCAGATCAAATGGCTTACCGGTATTTGTTTGGGGTATTAATAATCTTCCGGCCAGCGCAGCTAATAGTGATACTTTAAATGTTATGCTTGAAATACCGGTAACGCAATCGCAGCTATCTTTGCAGCAAAAACAAGCATCGGCTTCGGCGGGAGTTATTGGTACATTGGTTTCCAGTGAAATACCAACCGGTGCAATCAATGGCAGCAATCAAACTTTTACTTTAGCCAATACGCCTATTAAGGGTGCTATAGCGTTGATTTACACACCATCACCGTCTACGCAGCCAACTGTATTTTTAATTTACAATATTGATTTTACGGTGGCTGGTAATGTGATTACCACTGTAGCGCCGCCTTTAACCGGCAGCAGTCTATACGCCTTGTACTACCATTAAATGATTTAAACCATGCCGAGTACACCAAGTGGAACCGCAGTAGAAAACAGCCTCACTGGCGGTAGTATTATTTATACAGATACAGGAAGTTACGGGGTTGTTAGTTCCCGCATACTCACCATTTACAATTCAGCAGGAACTTTATTGCAAACGATAAATATGGGTTCAACCCTGACGGCTACCTATACGTTTCCGGCAGATGTTTGGTTAAAATTTGTATGTACCGTAACCGATAACGTTTCGGGGTCGCCGTGGGTCACAACGGTGTACATAGTGGCACAGGGATATTACTGGAACGCCTATCTTGCACAATTCAATGCAACGAATTGCGGTTGCCAGGGGAATAACTGTAACCTTGAAAAAAGCCAGTTGTCACTACAGGCTGCATTGAGGTTTAACCTTGCAGGGTTGGCAGGCGCTGCCTCGGCAAACGCCTGTATAATTATGGCTAATTATTGGGTCAATCAAAATATAGTTTCTCAATTAATGTGATATGGCAGTAAGTGACGAAATATTAACTGGTCAACTGAAAATTGCTAACCTTGTTTTAGGTTATAATACCGCTTTACAGAACGGGGCATTGAATGTTAATTGGGATACTGCTATTAAGGGCAACAGGAGCGTATTAGCGGTACAAAACAGATATTCGCTGGGTGATACTTCGTCTGCAACATTTCAAGCAGCCTATGCGTGTTTAAGCGCCTTTGTGGGGCAGTATGCAGGTGGTTCTATTGATCCTAACGCTCAAAATCCGGGAGTAATCATTGATGTGACAACAACCGGTTCAATAGTTAATAGTGATACTTTTCCGTTTACAAATCAAACCACAGTTGCTTTACTGTCATATCAAACGGCCTATTACTCACGTTTCGGGAATACGCCTTACGTTCAAATATTTGTTGCTGACGGCTTAGGCGGCTTTACGCCGGATAACGGCACAGCGCCGGACTATGTTTATGCTACGCCAGGGAATCCAACAAGCGGTATTGTTTCAATTACATGGGGGTACCCTATAGCAACGACAGGCTATATTTTAATTTCAGGTGTGCAACCTTAATTTTTAAAGAAAATGAAAAAACTAAGCTTTATCTTATTGCTCTTTATATCGGCGGCTGCGTTTGCACAGCCAATATCGCCGGTGGGGCCGATAACAACAAACACGAAATATTTTGAGCCCAGCACCAAAAACTGGTGGACTTACCACGGGTCTTTGTATGGGTGGACACAAGATGTTGACAGTGTGCAGCTGCAAAGGGATTTAGCGCCTTATACTTTAAAATCACAGGCGTTGCTTTTAAACTCACCAACCCCACAAACGGTATTAGGCACTTATACCGCAGTACCGGGTTCACTGGCTACCACAACTGCAATACAGTTAAAGTCATTTATGAATATAAACACAGATAATACAGAAAGTATTGGTTTATATGTTCATAACCAGGGTGTGATACAGGGGGCACATCCCACAAGCGATCTGCTTGATGTTTTGGTGGGCACCAATGGTTTGAGGTCGTTGGGTGGTATAATATCAACCACAGCATTCAGAGGATGGGCTTTAAGAATAAATACACCCTCGGTAACACCACCGGGGGAGTTAAGGTGGAACTTTCAGGATTCTACCGGCCTCACAAAAATGGCTTTCTTTGGTAAGACAGGCAATATAAACTTAAAAAATGTTGATACCCTTGACCATATGTTTACAGGCTTGGGGCTTCAAAACTCACTTTACGTTTGGGGGCAGGTGCTGATACCGAATATTGGCAGCGGTACACCAGTGGGCGGCGTGGGTTATGATGCAAATGGTAAACTGATTGCTACAGGCGGTGCGCCAGGCAGTGTTACAAGCGTCTCGGCAGGCTATGGCATGAACTTTACCACAATTACTACAAGCGGTGCTGTAAAGGCAGATAGCACAGTATTGCAGACGGTTTTAAATTTCTTTCCAAAGGGCGATACGAGGTGGGCAAAATTATCAACAACAGGGTATGTTCCTTATAATGCAAATAACGGGATTAGCTTAACCCCGACAAGTAACGTATACGGCTATAATGTTCAAAATGGCAATTTCAACGGGTTGCTTACCTCGCACAATCTTTATTTAACTGATGTAACAGGCGGGTCACAAGCACAATTTGCCGCCAGTGTTAACGGAATTGCAGGGTATCAGCCGAGCGGGTTCTTGGCCATGAATGTAAACTGGCTTAATTCAGACACAGTAAACGTTACTGGCAATCCATTCTATTTTATAAATCCACTCAATGCTACTAATTTTTATGCGGCCGGACAGGGTGGACAGGGGTACATTGATCTCGGTTCACAATCAATTAGTCCGTCATCAACAACTGGCAGGTTGAAGATTTATCCCGATAGCTTAAACCGGTTAAGTTGGAAAAACAGTACCTACAGGCGAACTATTTGGGTAAACCGAGCGGCTGATATGACGATAAAAGCCCCATATAGGCTTAATCCGGTATTGGCAGACAGTACTGATGTGGCAACATCTTATGTCCCGCACGTAGCAGGCATTGCACAATTACAGGCAACGACTTCTCCGGCAACAACAATAGTGGTAGACACTGTTTATAGAGGAGGAACATTTAAACTTGTTTCTTCATCTGGGTTGGTAATTGACAACGGGATTATTTTTAACAGCACATTTGGCGGGTTTTACTGGCTTAGGGTTATTGACGGTACGTACCTGTTGCCGGAATGGTACGGTGCGTTAGGAGATAACAGCCACGATGATGCCCCGGCAATAAACGCTTGTATCGCGGCAGCCAATTTAAAAAAGATAGGAGTTGTTAAACTTCGGAACGTTAGATACAAAATATCTTCGAGCATATCGATGTTGGAAGGGGTAACATTAGAGGGAACTTCGCCTACTGCAAACGTTAACGCAGTTTTAGGTTTTTCCGGCTTTAACGCATCTACATTAGTCGCCTCATCTTCGTTAGGCTCCGCAGCGGTAGTTTACGATTTTACTACAATGACCAATGCTACGCAGCCAAGTGACGCTAATTGTAAGAACTTTTATATAGATATGGCTTTGTCCACCGCTGGTGAGGGTATTAAGTTTATACAGCCAACCGTAGGCACAGGCGGTCCCGCCATGAACGGGGTTATTCAATCGGGCATAGACATTGATAACGTTGTGGTTATAAATGGTAAAACTCACGGGTTTTTAATTCAACCTAATGTAGACGGCATCCGATTTAACACAGATTATGCTTACAATTGCGCCGGTGACGGATTTCATATTTTAGCCCTCGATACTTATATCGAGACATGCGGTGGCTTTTTCTGTAATAATGGCCTATGGACAAACAACACCTCTTTACGTTGCTTCAATAGTGACTTCTTCTCGAATACCCTTGTTGGGATTTATGACGAAGGATCGAGCAACTCTTTTATAAAGGTTTTCAGCAATTATAATGGGCATGAAGGGATATTGCTTGCTACCGGTACAACAACGCTAACCGCTAATCGTGGGGATATGTTTGAGCATTGTATCATTTTTGGCAATAGTGAGACGACTGACAATACCTATGCAGATGTAAATATTAACTCTTACAGCGGGGTTGGTATATCAGCTTACTTTCAATTCTGCCAGTTTAGTAATTCAGCCGTAGCTGCTAACAAACCGGCGTGGTCGGTTTACACCGATAACAAACCTCTAAACCTTGTTATAAGCACTTGTAGCGGAACACTGAATGGATTAAGTGCAAGCGCCACCGGGACACTTTCGCCGAATGTACAGCAATACGCAGTTCTTCCTGCCTATAGCCAGGGTAACGGATTTTTAGGCAATACCTCTACAACACTTACTGTTAACAGCACAGCACCCGTTATTTCTGCCGGTAATTACTTTATCACAAATAACAGCTCGACCACGGTTATAGCCAACTTTAGCGGCGGTAAAACAGGGCAAATATTTTATGTGTTAATCAACGATCCGGCTATTTCACAGGGCGCGTTAGCAAATACATCATTTAACTTCACTGGCAATATTAGCGGTGGTTTAGCACTTGCCAACCAGCGTACCGCTAACGGGCAGTTATATGCGTTTGTATGCACTGATGGCACACATTACTATTGTACTGGTACGCCCGATTTAAATGATAACACAGTGGCTATAAATGCGCTTACGGTTAATTCGTTGGGCGCTGGCGTGGCTCACTTTAACAGTTCGCACGTTATGAGCTCAAGCCAGGTGGTTAACGGCGACTTGGGGGGCAATGCTGTCACTTATGCTAAGATACAAACACAGGCGAATAACACCATTTTGGGCAATGTGACCGGCAGTACGGCAGTTCCGACAGCACTAACCGCAAGCCAGGTAGCAACACTTATCGCATCCGCGGCACCTTCAACCATAGCACTAACGCAAGCGTCAAACGACCTGACGGCACAAACTACTGCCGGCAACGTTACAACGTTTACAGTAGGGTCATCAACGGCAACATTTAACATTTCTGCATATTTAAATGTAACAGCAATCGCAACCGATGTTATCCAGGTGCAGGTAACTTATACGGATGAAAACAATACTTCTCAAACAGTATCGTACACAACGTTAAATTCAATTGCGGATAGTAATTATAACCCGGTGACAATAAGGGCAAAGAACGGCACGGTTATTACTGTAAAAACTAATTTGACAGTCGGGGCCGGAAGTGTTACATATGATGCGGGGGCGCGTATTACACAACTATAAATCATAAAACAATGAACACACAAAAACAGATTTTCACCTATTTACAATCCCTCGAAGAAGAAACAAGGGAATTTGTATTGGCTTGCATGGAAGCCGATCAGAATGGCACAGCGCGACCTAAGCCTTTAGATGGCGGCGGATGCTCCCCGGCTAATTGTCACGACCATGTCGGCTGTCCAGCCGTTGGCCTGGCTAACTATTATTGCGCCTGCAATGGCAACGTTTGTGTTGCCGTTCCCGAAACATGAAAACGTGGCTTATCGGTGCGGCATTGATATTGTTTTTAATAAGCCATACGGTATTTGTTTACTGGCTAAGGAACATACCAATGCAGGAGCTGACTAAAAGCAACTGGCGCGCCTTTAACTACGCCTTTATTTTATCAGCCCTGTATGTATTTCAAAGATTTGGAGGAAATACAAACTTGCAGGGGCAACTAATACAGGTTATCTATTTTGTTGTTATCTTTACCTTCGTAATAACACTATTGGTTAACAGATTTTTAATACTTAATCCTTATTACTTAATGGCGGTTGTAGATATTGGCACTATGTTAGTAACAATTTTTGTACTGATAGCAGCGACAAATCATGGATTTTTACAAGATTAAAACGAGAACGATGGCAGCACCTGAACCTCAACAAAATAATTGGTTTTCTTTCGCCGGTGAATTGTTGCCCTGGGCAACGATATTTGGTTTGTGCTATGCTGCTATCCATTATGTTTTCAAATACTTTTCAGAGAGCCGGGACGCGCGTTTAAAGGAGATTGTCAATGAGCGTATTGATCCAATTGAAAAAAAGATTGACACGCTGGGGGATAGTATTTATGAACTGAGAAACCAGCTTGCCAAGAAATGAATAATATCCTTGACAGCTATGGTATCCCCGGAATAGTTATAGTGGCGCTTGCGTGGTTTGTTTTAAAACTTATGAAGGACCATCGGGCAGAACGAAAAGAGTGGCGGGAGAGCAACGAAAAGATAATGGATGATAGTAATCGCAACATCAGGGAAAACACCAATATATTATCGGGGTTGAAAGCCCTTTTGGAAAATCGAAAATGATGACAGTAGAAATGATTATAAGCCAGTTATTGTTTTGGTGGATCGTAACCAGGTCTGTCTTTATTTTGATTGAGTTTAAAAAGGCGAGGGGAGATGAGAAGCTACGGTTATTAATGCTTGAATTGTTTGGTTCAAAAATATGGTGCTACGGGTTAGCAGCAATCTTTTACCTGTTTTGGGATTTCAATTTCCTGCAAACATGGGACACGGTTTTACTGCGGATACTTTGTAACCTGCCAATGATGCTTGTAATGGAAAGATTGTATTTGTACGTTAAAAAGCACAATAAATAAAAAAAGCCTTAACAAACTGCAAAGGCTTTTCCCTATACTTTCTTTCAAGCTGGCCCTGTTCGAGCTTTCGGTTTTCAAACCTACAACAATTTTTTGAAATAAAAAACCCCGGACTTGCCGGGGCTATCAACCGTCAATAATTAATTACCACATTAAGGATGAGCGGTTAATATCATGTATCCTTTTTCAAAGTAAAAATCTTTTATAACTCCCTTTCTACACATATTCATTATACAAGTGGTTGCGGATGTTAGTGATCCGTAATGATGGGAAACACCTGTAAAAACATCTTTTACTATAGCCCTCTGATTGCGCTGCCTTTTTAAAAAAGCTGTTATCTCTGAAACTGTATTCGAAAATGTTGTTATCCGTCCCGATTGGACACCGGCAATGTTTAACTTCATCCAATCAGCTAATTTTGGCTTTCTTATATTCCTGTTTAAACGTGGTTTTAAATATTCTATTGGGTTTCCCATTCTACCATCATTCATGCAAAATACTGTTATTATGCCTATTCCATATTCTCTGCATATTTCATAAGCAAAAGACTTTTTTTTAGTGTGAGGGATCAAAACATAAGAATAATGCGAGTAAGATTTATTCTTTACTGCCTGCTCTATTACATCAAAACTAAAGGAAGTTTTAGCCTCGAAGGATGTATAAATATTTCTTTTAACAGCAAAAATATCTACTATGCCTGCGCATGGGACTTCTTTATAAACATCAAAATCAGAGAGGTACGTATTAATAAAATGCGTGGCTAATTGTGCTTCGGTAAACTTCATTTTTTTCGTGGTAATTAATTCCCCAAATCTACGAAAATTTTTACATTTGCAAAGAGAGCATCTCATGCTCAAAAAACAATTATGGCAAAGCCAATTAAAGAAACACCGATCTTGACAGGTAATGATGCTGTTAATTTCACTCAGCTTATGAAGGAAGCTGAAACAAAAAAGATTTCGGCGGCAGAAATGGCTAAGATAAAATCAAATTCTGATCGGATAAGAATAATTTCAATAAATTAAAACATTGATTGATTTAAAAAGCCAATTTATCAGTACAAACATTGTGTCGAAAGGCAATCATTTGGAACATAAATATGGCTTTTTAAATCAATTATTCGAAAAGTTCAACATGGTTTATTCACCAATTTTTGTTAATTTTGATTGCCGTTAAAATTCATTGGCGGCGTAAAAATCTGACAAAATGATACAATTTATTTCACATTTATTTGGCGACTTTGTTTTTCAAAATGATTGGATGGCTATTAACAAAAATCAATATACTGCAAAAGGATGGTTTGCGTGTTTTGTTCATTGTTTAGTCTACTCACTATTTTTTGCCACATATAGCAATTTATCACAAATGTTATTGATTTTTTCAACACACTTTATTATTGATAAATTTAGTATTGCAAGACTTTGGACAAACTTTTTTAAAGTTGGGGCAAAAATGCAACGCGATTTTTGGTTATATACATATTTGATATTTATGGTTGACATGACATTTCATTTAGCATGTAATTATATAATATTAACCAATTAGGTTAGTCAGATTTCCTTATGCGGTTAATAAAAGCCTTGATGAAAGTTGAGGCTTTTTTGCATATATGAGAATTATTTTGCAGATTTGCAGTATCAAGTAGTTGAGTTATTTATTACAATATTGTGCGATAGAGCAGCGGTCAGCTCGATGGGCTCATAACCCGTAGGTCGCCGGTTCGAATCCGGCTCGCGCTACAACACAACCCAACGCAGGGGTTATGGTACATTTTATTTAGTGATTATGTGCTTTGGTAGGTTTGTCGTTTCTCTACCAATAGGCCGATAGGAAACGATACTTGAAATGTATTAGTAGCAGTAACTCCATTTGATCAGATGATGGCCCCGGTAAATGTTCCGGGGCTTTTTTGTAACTCTACCTAACCAACCCCCGTAAAAAGCAAGCATGAAAGACTACTTTGCTTATTTTTGCAGGGCTTTAATCATCATTGGTATTAGCGTTGTTTTTATCCTTAACTTTGTTAGATGAATGATTGCCGCCGTGAAACTTACTTCTTAATGTGATCGTTTGGTATTACGCTAATAAGCCATAAAAAAAGCCCGGCAACTTTCGCTACCAGGCTTTCCTTTAAAATGCCATTATTGGCTAAATATTTCTCTGCGCATCGATCAAACCTAAACTTCGCCACTTTATCGGCTGGTAATTCAGGTTATCAGGTTTCGCTTCATTTTTTACATACAGGCCATAGCTAACGGGCGGCGCGGGTATCCTCAAAATTGTTGGCACTTCGGCCGGCAGGCTGGCTACATAAACGTAATGGGTATCATTGATGCTAAAAGCAATTATTTTTACGGCCTTGACCGTGGGCGCGTGATAGGCGCGGCCATAATGCTGTTTTGCTGATACTTGGAAAGTTGTTGTTGAAAAAATCACAAAGGCTAAAAGAACTGCTAATAGCGTTCGGAAATGTGTTTTGAAGATGTTGAACATGATTTTTGTTTTTAATTAATTAAAATGTTAAATATAAGACTTTATTTTAGTTTTTAAAGTAATTCCACCACCGGCGTATTCAGCTTGGTGGGTTTTGTTCTTCGGGGGCTTCACCGCTTCCTGATTGTACAAAGTTTGTTGCCTGTTGCGATTGATCTACTACAGGTGTGGTAATAGTTACGGGTCCGTCAAGAATGTTTGGATTGTGAACGAGGCCTATCGCAGTTAGCGCCTGCTGCAACGTAGCATCACCGCCACCGTGGCTTTGCAGTGCGTGTCCTAACACGGCAGTAACGCTATGCAATGTTACCGTTTTGTTATCCCCTGTCATTGAGGCTATCTTATTAAAGCCCTCTGCGGCGATTTCTGCGGCAGGCTTATTCGCTTCGGCACTCACAATACCCCAGGCATTAAAAAACGTGTTGAGAGCGGTAAAAACTGGTACAGACGCGCCGGGGGCTAATGCCTCGATAATCAATTGCACCGTTTGCCCGGTTGCGGATCCCAAAAGTGACTTAACGATATTGACAACGTTGTTTGCATCGCTGTAGGCTTTCTGCACTACAGGCTGTTCTTTTTGAAACCAGTTGGAAACCTTTGTTCCGATGTTGGTGAAAAAGTAGTGTAAATTTTGAAAAAAGCTCATGTGTTTTTGATTTTTAATAGAGGTGAAATAATAGCAAAGATAATTAATATCCACGTTGCGCCTGTAAAAAATCTTTCAATCCGTCCGGGCATTGATTGATATCGAAGTTGGCGAACTGGGAGCGAATTACAGCCCGTATAGCCGCTTTTTTGTCGGGGTCTTTAGTTGTGTCCGACTGCAACTTATAGTTGCTTAAATCCTGTATTTTGCCCTGTACGTAGCTTTGGGTGTTTTCAAAAGTTTTGCGACGCACGTTTTCCATTTTAGGGGCAAAAAATCCGTAGGTAAAAAGGCCATAGTAATTTCCTAAGAAGTCGAGAAGCAATAATCCTATTATTACTCCCACGGTGATAAAAAAGTATCTCATTCCGGTAGTTTAAAAGGTGTAACAATTAATTTCGGTTCAACATAGACCGGCTTTATGTCATTGGGGTTGGATGGGTTAATAAGCATAATCCATGTACCCTCGCTACTTGAGGGCATAAATAGCCCGTTAGGTTCAGCCTGCGGCAAAGTGTGATCTACGCCTAAGTTAATTACCCATTTTTCGGGGTTGCAGTATTGCGTTGAATAAGGTATGCCATAGCCGATACATTTGCCAAAATAAATCCATTTGCCGGAAACTTCGCTCCACAAGTAGGCATAGTTTATCAGATTTGGGTTGTCGCGCAATTCATACAGCATCTTTACCATTTTCTTTTCGGTAAAGTTGTGTACGTCAGGCAACCCGGCCTGCGCTTGTCCTTCTGCCTGTATGCGCTCTTGCCTTGATTGATCTTTTTCATCGGCAGATTGAGAGGGTAAGTTGCATCCGGCTAAAAATAAAGCAGCAGATGCGATTAAAATTAAAATTGTTTTGTTCATAATTTTTGAGTTTTTAAATTGTTAATGATTATTTGTTTTTGATTTCTTCTTAACAGTATCAGGCACAACCGCTTTATCATCGATCAATTGCCCCTGCACCTGGTGGGTAATGGGGTAAAATGATTGTAAAAGCCTTTGATTGAATTGGTAGATAAAAGAGGCCGGCAAATCACTGTGAATAGATAGCATCGCTGTAACGCTGTCAATCTTTGCGGCCAGTGACGTTAGTTGGGCGTCACTAAATACCACCGTTATTTTTTGCGGTAGGTGTTTACCTGGTGGCTGGGCGTGGGCTTTTTGAATGCCCACTAATAATGCAAGCACAAGCAGTGCTATGATTATTACGATTGTGCCGATCTGCTTTAGAAAGGCGTGTCTTTGTTCTTGTTGATCGAGATGGTTCATGATGTTTTGGGTTTTAAAGGTTAATAATGTATTAGTTTTATATCTTTTTTGCAATATATCGGATGTTTTGGGCTACCGTTTTTATTGGTTAGTTATTGAATAGGGTATTTATTTTTTCAACATTCAATGGCTTTGAGATAAAGTCTTTTAAAACGGGATAAGAACGGGCGCGATTAATATCGTTTGAAAACACCGATGATGCTATCATGTAAATTTTGGTAGGATATTTATCAAACCCTAATCGGTTATATTCATCCAAAAATTGCCATCCGTTCATGATTGGCATATTCGTATCAAGCAAAATATAATCGGGGAATTTGGTCTGCTTTTTTTCAATATCAACTAATACATTGATAGCATATTTGCCGTTAAGGCAAACCATTATTTCAGTGTCTAAAAGTGCTTTCTTTATTAATTTTATAGAGATAAAGTTATTTATCTCGTCATCGTCTATTATCAAAATTGATTTCATTGCTATAATTTTTCTATTGATTTAAAAATATCTTCAACGCCGGGTTCATCAGCCCGAAAGTCTAATGCGTATAGTTTGGTTTTGAGCAATTCAACGATTTGATTACGCATTTCATCAGCGCCAGCGATAAATGATTGATAAAATGTTGGGAAGATATTTTTATCGTGGTCTGTAGTTCTGCTATTGCAATATCCTTCAGCAGCTTCTTCAATTGTCATAACTGGTTGATTAAGGTTATAATTTGTGATGGGTGTATTTCGTTCTTTAAAAATCTTTCAATCAATTCCGCTACCTTATCGCGGCTAATCATGCCTTGTTGGTAAGGAATGTTTTTATTTAAGAACGCAATAACGTTTTTAGCTTGATTTATATTTAAAAACCGAACTCTATACGCATCCTCATCGCAATCATTACTATCATCGCCAAGAATAATAACAAATCTATCTTCATCATCATTAAATTCGTGGCGCACTATTTTTAAATTATCGCTTTGTGGATCATCTGATATTATTAACTCTGGCGTTGTTGTTTCATTTACCTTTTCAGATTGATTGTCAGGCTGTTTTGAATTGTCTTGTTCAAGGATGACAGGGACGTTTTTATCCCTGCCATAATTATCATCGCCGGGGCCATATACAGCATTGGTGTCACACGCTATTTCCAGTTCTTTTTTAACTTTATCAAGCGCGTCTGCTTGGTTATTTAGTTTTTTATCAACTTGTGATAATAGGCGGTAGGCAGGGGTTGATTTAAAAGCTGCTACTTCTGCTTGCGCCTTACTGATATAAATTTTGTTTTTGTTGACAAAATAAACCCTTTCCACCTCAAATTCGCCAGTGGCTTTAATTTCATTTCCTTGATGGTCGATTAATGGTAGGGGTGGATGCTCTTTGTCAAATTTTTCCCAATGGTCACTTTCACAATCGGAACAACATATTTTTTTATAATATGGTGATGTTTTATCGTCCCAATGTTCGCATTTTATCATCGGATTAGCCTCAATAGCCATTCCGTCACCTTTTGAGGTTACTTTTATGGTGCTCATTTATTTAATTTTCGTTCTTTAATTTCAGGATTTGCCCCCCCCCCGTATGCACTTTATACCAACCACAATGCTCACAAATTAACATCTTGCCGATCCGGTTTAAATGTCCTCTGCCACATTGGCAAAGGATTGCTGTGGGCTTAAAAAGGGTGTCGGTTATTGAGGTCATTTCTTTGGAGGATTAGGAAATTCACGAAATTTAATGCTTTCAGGAAACTCGTCAAAATTACCTCCGTGCCGTTCGCTCATACCCAACTGCTTTGCAAGATGTGTACCTACCTGTTTAACAAACACAGGGGTATGCACAAACTGACAGGCGTTAATAATGTCCTCTATCCACTTTATTTCGCATGGCCGATATTTATACTTGCCAATGTCATTACCGCTCTCTCCACCCACAATAACCCAATCTATGCCGTAAATAATCGGTGGATCAATTGGTAATCCGCGGCAACCGCACTCTCTGCCATCGCAGCACATTTGGGGACCATCGGGAAAAACATCTTTCGGATACATCAAATCAAGTGGTCCGTGCAACGGTTCCAACGAAAGGAATTTAACTACTGCTTTTGGTGCGCGTAATAATTCTCCTAGTCTATCCATACCCGCCTCTGAACCTATTGAAGTGCCGAGCCATACGTTAGGCCATCCATCGCCCCAATCAGCCGGTAGATGATCTTTAATTCGTTCAGGACGCTTTGTAAGTATTTGAAATGTTAGGTGGGAACATTTTCTAATAATGTCCCAACATTCATCCCGGTAAGCGTCAATTTCCTCTATAAAGAAGTCAGTGAGGGAACAGGTAAATACCAACGGGCTGCCCTCCCAACATTGAGACTTCGTTTCTTTGTAATGCAACGGTAGCGTAAAAACCGTTTTAGTTTTAATAACTTGGTCTGCCTGATAGCGGGTGTTGTTGAGCGACTGTCTGTACATGTAGCAGTACTTGCAATCAGCGTCAACTTTTTTACAACCCCGGCTGACGTTCCAGGTCAAGTCTGTCCATTGAATATCTGTTTTATTTCCCATTACTTTAATTTTCTTAAAAGCCTGCCAATGATTATATGCCTTGTATTGCCGTCAAATTCTACGAGCATTGATCCGTTTTTACCGCGGATGCACTTTCCATCGCTCAAACGCCTGACGGCCTTACAGGGCTTCTTTTTAAGCGTAGGACACGTTAACTTATCGCCGTGGTAGATATAATCCATACTTCAAACAGTTAAAATAAGTGCAACAATCAAAAAGATGAGCAAAATGGCAAAGGCATTCCACCAGTTATAGGCACTCACGCCTAAGTTTTCGTTTCTAAAGGACTTGCTCATAGCTTACTTTTATTAGCTAAGTGCAACATCCGGCTCAACAAATTCTTTGGCCGCTCATTGGATACCTTAGCATCTTCAAAATCAAATATGACGCGTTTTGAGGGGGCTACAGGGCGTCCAATTATTTGCTCCATAGTGAGATCATCCAATTTGGTTTTCTCCTCACCAGGCACTGCTTTTAATAAAGGTTTGTTCATGATTTATTGGTTAAGTTAATAATTCGGGGTTTTGGTACAGGTTGCCTATAACAAGGAAAACGACTTTAGAGGGCTGAATAAAAGCAGACTGATAAAGCTGCTGATAGGGCATTTCTCCAACCATAACACAGCACAACTCACTACTCCATGTAACAACGCCTGTACGTAAAATACCTTCGGTTGTTTCGTACTCAACAACATCCCCCTCATAAATATCAACGCCGTTCTTATCTTGGAGGCCGGTGAATTGCAAATCAGTAAAGGACTGGGCAAAATTATTGCTCGACGGGCTTTTAAAATTTGCGCCATCAGCATTTACACCCCAACTATCGAAATGGCTAAACTTTGTTTTTGCTTCATCAAAGAAGAATGCCCTTTTAAACTTTATTTCTCTCATAACTTTTTCAAATAAATTTATATCTCAAATATTTCCCCGCATAAGCAGGGTAAGTACCGTTAAGTGCTAAATAAGCACGTATGGCAGCGGTTTTAACACGAATTATAGCATGACGCTCTCGTTTTACCACGTTGGCGTTGGTTTCGGGGCTTGGCTTGTTCATATCTCAATATTTTCAAGAGGTATATCTTTATCGTCCAACCACTCTTTCGCGTCTTTCCATGCCTGGGCTTTAGTCGCCCCTTCTCCCAATTGTTTACGATCGCACCTTATGTGGCTTTCCCACACCAAATAATAAGTTTTGGCTTTAAATCCGTGAGTTTGATACTTTTCTATTGTAGCATCAGGATATTTTGTTTTAACAAATTGTTCATTATTCATATTTTCAAACTATTAAGGTAAAACCTGCGGGGTGAGTGCGACCACCTTAACCCTATGATTAACTAATTACCGAGCATACATTTAGGCTTATCTATTATTATCACCAATATGGGTTGTCGTAATAAGCTAATCCTTTAGTAATTTTCGGTTCAACTAACGTTTTAAAAACTGCTATAGTGGCAAAACCTGCCTTAACATAGCTGTAAACCCCTGTTTTTGTGTCAAAACGAATATTTGGCCGCCCTATGGCAAGACAATGCCTGAATGTTTCGCGTGAAATATGCACGATGTTCTGATTAATCGTTAAACCAAATCCCTTTAGGCTATGGAGTATATCGTAGGCGAAAGCGGGGCAGATGTCAAGCATTTTAGCTGCTGATCGTACTGACAGTGTTACTTCGGGGTTAATTTCAAGACGTTGGTAAGGGATGGTATTATCCTGGGCCACACTGATACCGCACCTATTTTTTACGGTTGAGGCTGCTTTAAACTTTATCTTACTTACCTGTTGAATTATGTTGTGTTTTAATGTGCTGTAATAAAAAAATGGTTTTAGTTCGGTGAGCGCTATCTCTTGGCGGTGCTGGGCTTTGTACTGGCGCTTTTCTTTTGTAAAAGAGTAGAGGTGCAAATGCTTGCCATCGTATGAAGCCAAATTAAGCGATATGGCGAGGTTTAATAATTTTCTGAACCTACTATCAGAAATTCCTGTAAGTCGCCTGTAATGCGCTAATCGTGGTTTAAAATTAAGAAATACGGGGTTGTGGTGAAAAGAGCGAAGGGTAAGAACGAATAAAAAGGCATCGTAATAGGTTTTGCCGTTTTTGGCAACCTTGTACATCGTCTTTTCGCTTACTCTGATTAACATAATTAAAAAAGTCCCCTTAACTAATTTTCCATACACCGCAGCCGCAAAGTTGAATGTGTAGGTTAAAAAGTTAGCGAGGACTTTTTTAATTATGTCTTTACAAAAAATTTTTACCGTTAGTTTGCGGCTGCTGGTAAGTTCTGTAAAGCTAAATATTTTATTTTGAATGTTCATAATCATTTTTTAACTATTGATGAAGTTTTTTAAATTACCGATCAGTTTAGATTTATTTGCCATATAAAGCGTGTAATTTCGCCTCGATGGATGTATAAGGCAAAGTATCTTTATTGAATTGTTGTGCCAAATGGATGTTCCTCTTAAAAATTCTTTGGGCACATTCCCTAATAAAATTATTTTTTTAGCCACACCTATTTTATGGCGCAAAAATTCATCATAATGCGCACTCATTTCATTTAACGAGGGTTTTTTATGCCCTCCGTGAGCATCAAACCCAGGAAATGTGTTTGTCATGGCTTCAAACTCAAATAGTTCTTGCGCCCATTCTTTCGTTATACCGCATTCATACAGCCAATCATACAACATGGTGGTATCATATGGAAAAATTTGCTTAACCGCTGGTGGCGCTTGACCAATAATTAATATCTTACTCATGTATAAAAGTTGTTTTAGCGGCCTCAATCAGCGTTGGATTATGACCTAATTCTTTTGCTGTTTTAATATGGCTGGTTTCCCAAAGTTTATCCGCCTTACGCTGCGTTAGTCCATGTACACTGGCATGAGCCAAATGTAATATACCCTGAAACCCAACCTTTATGTATTGAACAACCGGGAGTTTTACACATAACATTAGTTCCGGGATTGGTGCTTGCCTGGTTTTTACGTGACTGTCGGGACCAAAATACTGAACCCATGCTATATTGTTGCCGATTCGATATCTAAGTCCGGTCAAACTTTCTGTTAGCGATTCTTCATAAAACCCATTTCTTAAAGCCCAATATCTAACATCAGCTGCAGTAACCCCTATTTCGGTAAACTGCAAAGACACAATGGCGCTATCTTTTGGTATCCAAAAATAAGATGGGTTTTCGATGGTTACCCAGTCAACTCTTTCAGGATTTTTGGCGAATAGCGCAGCAAAAGTGCACCCTATTTTACCGCTTGACATCCATTTTTTATTTGCATCCATAATTTCACTCATTATCCCACCGCCTTTTAGCGGCTTTTAAATTGGTTTTATAACTTACCTTGGGCTTTTTTGATGTTGTTTTGTTTGCCCAATAGGTTTTTAAAAATCCCTCAATCCTATCCCGGTGCAACCATTTTTGTGTTTTAGCGTTAAAGTACCAGGTCTCTGACTTTTTAATGATATGATCCGGGAGTTTTAATTCTGTCATTTCTTTATTTAACTAAATCTGCACATCCCATCCTCCTGTATATTTCCATATTGTGGTCAAACGCTCCCTTGCACCTGTTGTTTGGCTTGCGGCCTGCCCCCTCCATTCCGTGGCATATTTGCTGGGAATTAAACAACGTACGGCCAATAACTTCATTCGCCAATTGAACGTCCTGCCATTTACCATCAACATCTTTAAAAGGACAGGTTTTGCAATTGGCCGCCATTACCGGGAGAGTTGAGCAATCTATTTTCATAAACTCTCTATTTTAAAACGAATATATTCCTCACCTTTTTTGACAATGACCTTTTTGATTTTAGCCTCCATAATCCGGCTATCGTTAAAATGATATTTGGTTTGCAAAATATCGGTAAACATTTTGCAGGGATTGTCAAAATCAGAATTGGTACTCATGCCAAATTCGTAATAGACGCGCAATAAGCCATCAGGAACGATTAAATCGTTTGGCAGCAGTAAAGATACTGCCGTGGCATAAGCCTTGTACTGGTCGCTTTTAAAGCGGCGTCCTTTCCATGCCCGATTTTGGGTCAAAGGCTTTATTTTTACGGTGGTTAAATCGGTTACAACCTCTTTGTAAAATTGCATGGGTTGTTCGTTAAACAACTTCATTAATTGCGCCGGCGTTTTTGGTTTAGAAATCCCCAAATCCATAATGTTTTCAAGAACGGTGCTTTCAAGATTCGGACTGTCATACGCCTTTTTATCATTTGGCTTAAAGAATATTGGTTCAATTTTCTTGACCTTATTAGCAGGGGTGCCAGCATCAATTTTTTGATATTTGCCGTCTTTCCAAACGAGGTTTTTGTCCCTTATGTCTTTTTCTGTGAATTTTACGCCCATGACTTTTACTTTTTAAGTTTACCCCTAAAACTATTACCCTGTGCTACGATACTGCCATCTGCCATGCCATCGTGTACCCAATCCTGATGAAAGGTTGGGCATAGAGGACAATGCAACCCGTCTGTTTCGGCTACTAAAACATGGCTACCAGTGGTGCAGGTAAAAGGATGAAAAAATCCTGCAACCTGGTACTCATTGATGTTTTTTACTTGCTCGTCTGTAAATGGCGCTTTCATCTTTATTTTAATATTGCTGATTTCCTTAAAATAGGTAATACTTCCAAATAGTAAATTAACTCCTTGTCTGAATAATTTGACTTCTTTTTGTTGGGAAACTCCTTATCGTAAAATGTTTTCTTAGCCATTTTGAAGTATTTTTTTAAACGCATTTTGCTTACGTTGTTGATACTGCGTTAGTTTTTTCATCGGGGGCGCTTGCCGGGGGCTGTCTTTATATTCCCGGTCCAACTCCAATAGCAAATCTGCATGTAATTTTTCCGCACCACCGTATCTAATTATCAATGCTGTAAATATTTTATGCAGATCACTCATTCTCGCTTAACCATTATTAGTACTTAAATACCAAACCAAGTTTGCCTGATTTGACAGGCTCAAATATTTGTACCACTTCGCCGGTTTCCTCGATCAGCACCTGTTGGCTGCCGTTAATTGTTTTTAAAAAGTCCTCACGCTTTTTGATCTTTTCGGTTAACTCGTTCCAGATGGGATCCCCGCATTCTTTGAAAGAGTAGCGCGTCCCTAACATTTGTTCTGTAACCGTTGCGCCCATAAATTCCCTTTTTTCGCCCTTAGCCAGTTTTAATTCGCTGGCTGCAGCATCGGAAAGGTTGCTGCTTACCAGTTCGGCGAAGTCACCCATCTTTTTAGCCAGTAATTTGCCCTCTGCGGGGTTACTAAAGCCGTCAAGGTATTTATCTGTCACCGCCTGGGCAAACTCCGTCAGGGAGGCTTTATCGAGGCTTAAAAGCTTATTTGAGGTTAGGACTAAGCCGGTTTCCTGTTTTTGATCTGTTTCCATAATTTTTATTGGTTTACTGTTTTAACATCTTCAAGCCACAAGGTAACGCGCGGGTTATCCGCAGGGCAATCATTGTACGCTTCTACAAATTTGGCCGGTAATTGAGGCAAGCCATATTTTTTGTTCGATGAGGCTTCTATAACAGGGTGTCCTTTGTGCAATTGAGAGTGAGATATCACTTTTTGCACCCGCGCAAAGTTGCCATATACGGGCATATCAACATATTCGCCTAATTCCGGCTGCCTGTCGCTATTCAAGGCATAAATAAAAATTGGTTCTTCGGGCGTTTGCCTAAATGAAACAACGGGTAATGTTAATTTTCTGCTCATTGGTTTAAATATTTAAAAAAAAGTAGAGGGTTATGGTAGTCCTAACGTTAATAGAATTTAGCCGATTATTAATCTTGTTTATCGCATTCGTCCTAACCTACATCTTGAGCCATCCTATTTGTCGAACCCGTACTATGTTAAATTGTCTATTATTTCAAGACACGAGCGCTCTACCCCTCTACTTTTCTCATTGGTTATTGTTAAATAAGTATAATCGTTTATGCTTATTTGTTAAATCGTTAATCCGGTCTAAAAAGGCAAATCATCCCCGTCAGGGGCAGAAGTTATTTCAGCCGGCGAACTATGATTTGTGTCCGGCGCTGGTTTATTGACATCAAACGGGTCTTTCCCATCAAACAATGCCTCTAATTTAATCGGCGTTTCGGCGTACAGTTCCGCTATTTTAGCGTGAACGGGCTTTGGGGGGGACGGCACAGTAGTGTATTTTGTATCTGCCATTGTTGTCCCGACTTTATTGATGGTGATATCATAGTTTAACGGCGATCCCCAGTCGGGATTTGCCTGTAGCCCGGCAATGGCATTTTGAATGCCTTTTATCGTTAACTCAAAAATGGAAATTCTTTTGGCGGTATAATCCCACACTACAAACGCCCAAAAATGGCGTATATCTTGTGTGGGGCTGAACGGCGCTGCCGGTTTTTTATCCATCGGGAACCGGTATGGCTTTTTGTCTTTCCAGTCAACCCAACCGATAATCGGTTTTGAAAGAATGCGGAACTTGTTATCCCCGCCTACTAATTTTAAATAACTGCTGTCACTTTTTGGGACTTCATACCCCTGGGGCAGAAAGTCGTCTGTTTGTGTACTCATTGAAATTTTAATTAATCATTTTTAAATGGCAAAGTTGCCGTTGCTTGAATTGATTTTATTTTTGTAATTGAATATGTTTCCAGGTGTGTCCTGCATGGATATTTGAAATCCCTTGCCTACTGATATTATAAATATTTGAGATAAATTTATGAGAGTATGTACGTACCTTCAATAAGATTTTTATTTCGTACACATCCTGTTCGCTTAATTTTGCATGTCCGTGTTTTGAACCCATAACAGCCATTTGTAAGCCAGTTGCATATGCATGATAATGATTTTCGGACGAAGTGCACCATTCTAAGTTTTCAAGGCAATTATTGCTTTTATCGCCGTCAATATGGTTAACTTCTGGTAGGTTATAAGGGTTGGTAATGAATGCCTGTGCAACTAATCGATGTACGCGCGTACACTTTCTGTATGGCTTTTTATATAAGGTTACAACGTGATAACCAAAACGTGGCTGTTTAAAATCTGTTAAGCGTTCTCCAATAAAAACTTTGTTGAAATTATCACTTTTATACAACCGTGTTAAGCTTCGTACGTTTCCACAATCGCTAACTTCATATATTCCTTCAAAACCTTTAACCGGCAACCAGTTTTCTTCTAAATAGATAGCCATAGCGAGAAATAATCCGGCGCAGTAATGTGCGTAGTAAATCAATCCAATGGAGAGAAGTACCATTACTGGCCGGAAATATTTTAAGTGAAAATATTTGTCATTTAAAGATTGATTACTACGCACAACAAATATAATAAAATATTTTATTATAGCCATGATCTGTTCTCTCCTTTTTGATTTAATTGTTAAAAATTATTGTTAATTATCTTAATGTTGTAAATAAAGAGTTTCGCTTAACCGCTCGAAAGTGTTTTGCTGTTCCCGTTGTTTGTCCTGGGCGGCTTCTTCTTCCCGCATTTGCAGGAAAATATCTTTTGACGACACAAGGCCGGTTAATTTAGCATGAGCAGCAACTAAGTTTAAAGGTGCGTTTAACTGCGGATTTGAAGTTAACTTTTTCATCTTATCGGTTTAACGCATGTATTTTTAAGTGCATTGGTTTGAACGAAATAATCACATAAGCCCTTAAAGTTGCTATCAAAAATGATTTTACCGGATTGCCAAACCGCCCATCCTTTTATAGGTTTGATAGGGTGACGCTGGCGTAGGGCGATGTAAGTCATTTTGTCCATAACCTCAATTATTAACTTTTAAAAAAACTATTTTAACGGCTTCATCAGCGTTTTCGCGGGTGGTGGCAGCCAATATGTACATTACTGTTCTCATAGCTTTGGAGTTGCATAACTTGATGATTCTGAAACTACTTGTCCAACCGATATTGCTTCTACCTCTTTTGGAATTGTAAACTTAGTGGTAAATCCAAAATCAGATACCCTTACCATTTTTGTATTTATGAGTTCGCCATCGCGGTATACAACCATATACCGCCCATATCCAATTATTTCAAGCACCTCATGCAATTGGTAACGACCTGTTTTTTCTTGAAGCGTAAACTCCAATTCGGTTTTAACCTGGGCATGTGCCTTTATTCTGTATCCAGATTTATACCGCTTATCAACCTTGCCTGGGTTAATGTATGGATAAAGGATTACGCGGCATTCAACTACTGTTAATTTCATTTTTTTTAAGTCATACAGTTGTGGCAAGCCTCAACATTAGTTTTAAAAATGTCACAAATTAGATTTTCGGCTGTTTTATTTTTTTGCATCATAGGGCGAAGTTTCTCCGGTCTGCTGCGTTGGATTCTTTTAACCATTTTCTTAATACGCGGATTGATTTTTTTTCCAAATGGATTTTTTAAGAAAAACCGGAAGTAGCGGTAAGCCACTATAATATCCCACCATGACCAATGCCTCCCCAAGCCATCAATATTATTCAAGTTCGGTGCTGCTACTCTTTCCATTTCAACCGCATCATAAAAGGCTTTCTGATCGCTTAAATACAATTCTATAATTTCCCACGGCTTCATTGATGGGCAGTAGGTACATGAACTTTTGGGGGGCATTGGTTCGCCAGTATCTAAAATCTTTTTTACACACTCAAAGCGCCCCCAGTTCCACATAACAAGCGGATACACGTTGTTATACTTCTCATCTGTAAAATCATCTTGTGTACGATGTTCCTCATCAGCATCAAAACCAATATACTTGTTAACCTTAAATCCGTTTGCCCAGCAAGATTTTACTAATTTATTGTTGTTTAAAAATATATCAGCCGGGGCTTTCTTGAATTTTTGAGAACATGTTTTATACCCGTAAACAATGGCCGGTAATGCGCCTCTTGATATAACATCATCGTAAAGCGTCAATATTTTTTTGTTCTTATCCCTTTTGCGCAAAATAGTTATTGGTGGTTGCCCATGTGCCACGCACCATGCAGAGGCGTAGTTTACATGAGCGTATGTTGCCAGGCGTTCGCCGCCTGTGTCTGAAAAAAATATAAAGTCGAATATTATACCGAGTTCTGTGGCTTCCAGCAATAATGCCCACGTATTTACGCCGCCCCCATACATTAAAATGTTTAGGTTCCTGGCTATTAGAAAAGGCACAAATTTTTTAAGCTTCAATTCTTTCAATTTCAGATAATTTAAATTCAAGTTTTTCATCAAAGTAGTGCAACAGAATTGTTGCTCCTTTAAATTTATAGACAGGAAACCATTTGTTGTAATGGATCCCACGCTTCTTTACTTTGGCTTTTAATTCGGTGACTAACATAATTTGTATTTACAAGCTTTCAAATAGGTTGAGATAAACGACTTGGTTTCAACGGCCTGTTTTTCATTGTCCCGCTTAAAGATAACAAATCCCTCAACGTGCGCCAATATCTTAATGGGGCTTAACGTTTTTGTTTCGGAAGAAAACCGGGACAGCATTTTGGTTTTATAAACCTGGCCGCGTGTGATTTCTATTTTCATGGTTCTATTTTTCTTACCCCTTTCAATCGATTGAGCCAATGCCATAAGCCCGGCAACGGTGCCATTACGACCTGTTATTACCGATTTTGATGGGGTGATTTTTAGTTGCGTTTTCATTTTAATAATTCCGGGGTTTGGTAAATATTTCCGATCACTTCAAAGGATTTGTCTTTATGAAAACTTAAAAAGAAATATCGTTTGCTTTCATCTTTTGCCAGCCTGTTTTGTTTGCTAAGGCACTTAACCCCAAAGGACGCTCTGGAAAACTCAACTACTCCAATATCGGTATATGTTTTCTCCCATGAGATACCCTCGTTATGTATTACCTTGCAAACATCCCCCTCATAAACATCATTGCTGTTTTTATCCTGTAGGCCGGTAAATTCTTGATTTGGATAGCGCATTGAATATAGACTAATAAACTCATCTCCAATAAGCCCCCAGTAATGGAACTTTTTAAAGTCCCCGTTGCCGTCAAATATTGGCTGTCTAAACTTTATTTCTCTCATAATTTTTCAACCCAGTTAATACATTATTCTATTTCCTCTGCCTGCTTGGAGGAAGATAATAGTTTATTGTTTCATCCACACATTCTATAATCTCTTTTTTTGTGGGAACGTGATTTATTAATTCAATCATTTGGTATAATTCACGGTGACAGTCACGTAAATAATCCTTTTCTTCCCAATCCAAATTATCGTCATTATCAATCTTTTGTTTAACGGCGTCTATTGCATCTTGGTTGAATAAATAGGCAGATGTTCTAAGTTTTTCAAAATAATCTTTTGAGATTTCTTTCATAACGCAGCCGAATACCTGGTCAGCAAATTGGTTCTGTACTTTATAAGCCTTATAACAATGGCACTGTATTTATAGGCCTTTACCATGTCATGTGCCTCGATGCACAAATCGCATAGTTCCCCGGCCCTCTCCACCAGTGCGCAAGCCCAATGATCTTTTGCTGCAAATGATGCAGCGGTGATGTTTTCGTTCATTATTGATACCCTTTTAACCGGCAATGCCCATGCTGTTTTATAGCGATGGGTTGCCGAAGATTGATTTTTTTTGTCAAAATTTAAATGCCTATGTTCAAAGTTACCTCCTTTTTAGTTGTTAATAATTATTGTCCCGATGGGCTTCCACCGCCAAAGGGGCAATTAAGCCCCCGTAGCGTACCGCATAGAAACGTTTGAAAAACTATGCTGTCTCTTTGGCCTCACCATTAACAAGCATGTAATAGGTATCGGCTTTAATTTTTTCTCCATCCACCAAAAAGCATTTTACATCTTTCCGGCTCCATTCATCTTTATATTCCCATTCAGCAATAACAATGTAATTCCCTTTCGATGCTTTTGCTTTCCCCTCAATGCCGTTTGCGATAGCAATCCCGTGTTTACCTGTCGCAGATGCAGCACCCCTGTAACCTGTCGCAGATGCAGCACCACTGTCACCTGTCGCAGATGCAGCACCACTGTAACCTGTCGCAGATGCAGCACCACTGTCACCTGTCGCAGATGCAGCACCACTGTCACCTGTCGCAGATGCAGCACCACTGTCACCTGTCGCAGATGCAGCACCCCTGTAACCTGTCGCAGATGCAGCACCCCTGT